GCGGCGACAACGATATGTCATACGCAGGACAAAAGGCAGCATACGCATTAGCAAACAGGCTGGCTGTTAGAGAAAAGCGTGATGTCGATGTGAGAATACCAAAGCAGGTTGGCACTGACTGGCTTGATGAGATAACGGGTGGATAGACCGATGGCACCTAGAGAGATAGCCGCAAAGTTTATTCGTGATCGTGACGCCGAAGCAGTAAAAAGCGAGGCGGGAAAATACGATAACCCTGCTCGGGTTCTGGATTGGGTTAGGTATTACGTGAAGAGGGTGCAGGCTAATCAAAACGCTTGAATCAAAATTTGAAGAATACGATCAGCGTAATCCGCACATCTTCAGGTTGTTTGTTCGTTTTTCACGGGAAGCCATGCGGCGTGGGTATCAGCACTTTGGTTCAAAGGCCGTGTTTGAGCGCATACGCTGGCATATGGCCATTGAGACAACAGGCGATCAATTCAAGCTGAATAATAACTACACATCTTTTTACACGCGGAAACTGGAAAATGAATATCCAGAGTTTGTGGGCTTTTATCGAAAAAGGAAAATGAGAGCGTGAAAGGCTACATGAAAAAAATGCCGGGCGGCGTACTTATTCCTGATGACGATGAAACGGCAGCGTTTATTGGAAAAGTTAAAACGGGCAACGTTGTTTCTATCGAGTGCAAGCAGCCAAGGAATTACATATTTCTTCAAAAATTCTTCACTATGCTGAATGTTGGGTTTGATGCGTTCGAGCCAGATGAAATCGAATACAAAGGGCTTCCGGTGCAAAAAAATAAAGAGCGGTTTCGTAAAGACTGCATTATTGCCGCTGGATTCTATGAGCCGGTAGCAAATCTGAATGGTGATGTTAGAGCGGAAGCGGACAGCATTAGTTTTGCGAATATGGATGATGAGGAATTTGAAAGAGTCTATTCAAAAGTCGCAGATGTGATATTGCGGCGAGTGCTAACGAATTACACGCGGGATGATCTTGATGATGTTGTTGCGCAGATACTAGGATTTGTTTGATGCAGAAAATAAAACCATTCCGAAGCCAGAAGTATAAAGACTGGGTTAAGCAATTGCCATCCTGCATATCGGGGCTTCCTGCTGATGACCCGCATCATATAAAAGGGCGAGGGTATGGCGGCAGCGTAAAGCCATCAGATTTATTTACTATGCCTTTAACGAGAGAAGAGCACGATGACTTTCACCGGATTGGTTGGGAGTCCTGGGAAGCAAAACATAATGTTGATCAAAGGGATCTTGTTATAGCAACGATTGAGCGAGCAATACGAGAGGGGGTGATTAAGTGAGTATTCGCGATAATGTGATTAAAGTGCTTAGTAAAAAAAGGATTGGTATGACGCCTTTAGAAGTGTCTCAGAATATTCCTGTTTATGATCCTGATTCAGTAGCTAAAACATTAAAAATTTTAGTAAAAGAAAAATTAATTATATCCATTCAAGATAAAAATGAATTGCTTTATGGGATTGTAAAAAGTAAGGCTAAGGCCGTGCATGTGAAAAGTAAATCTCATGATGAATCGGCAGAGATTGTCCGCGACGTTATCAGGATGATGGATTCAAGAGTGAAGCCGCACCTTGCAAAAGTGTTGTCGGTTTACGAGGCGAGTTTATGACTGACTTAACTGTTACAGAACGCAAGGCGCAGTCAATGGAAATTAAAGAGCTCGGGTGCCAAGCTTGCCAGCATCGCACCGAGATATTCCAAGACACGTATTCTTGCGGATTAACTGAGCCGAGAACTTTCCCGAAGTGTCGTAGCAGTCATTTTAAACTTAGAGTCGATCCTGAAATGTGGCGGCATAATTGTTGTGTTGAAGGTGATATCTCGATTGAAGTTGGCAAGGAATGTGACTGGTGCGGAGCGGAGGAATGACGGATGAAAGAAGAAAAGCTGGTAATGAGGATTGTTCTACCGTTCAGGCTGCCAACATGGAACCGGATCCTGGCAATGCACCATTGGGATCGGAAGAAATTGAGGGACTGGATCCACAAAGCCGTGTCCGGATCCATATCCACTCCAGAAGAAAACGGTTGTGTGACCCTGATGGCATCAGCGGAAAGGCTGTCATCGATGGGTTTGTCCATGCCGGAATACTTGCAGATGATAGCCCCAAGCACGTCAAAGAAGTCAGCTTCAGTCAAGAAAAAACGACCGGCAAGGAAGAAACGATCATCGAGATATGGCAATAACTGGCGGAGGTAGGAATGAATCAAGCAGTCGAAGAAAAACCAATAATAAAATTCGATAATGCACAGTCAGCTATTGGGTGGGCAGAAGAAGTGTTGCTACGTTCTGGCGTTAAGTCTCAGATTGGCACCATTATGAAGTCGAATAGGCAGGGGGGAAGCAGCGGTATTTCGCTGGAGGATGTTAAAGACCTGGCCCATACGATCAGCGTCATTGCCAATAACTGCCCGGTTCATGCAGCTGGCCGGCTATTCTGCGAAGTGTACGGTGCCTGGGACAATGCAAGACTGCTAGGGGCGAGTGACTTTCTTGCGCATGAGCTGCACCGAAGCGATGAAGGCGAGCGAAAGGAAATCGCAAAGATTAGAGGGATGGCAGGCTGTGTCATTGAAAACGTTAGGTATAAGGAGTTGGGGCTGGAACGGCGAGTAACACGATCTATGATGGCGAAAAATATGTATATAACTCGACAATCGTTTAGTGAGTCGGGATGGTCCAAGCTTTTGTCGGAGTGTTATAACAATATTTATCTTCATCTTGAGCAAGCGGAGCGGCATATAACTGAGCGGTTAGATGAGGTAGGGGTGTTTTGATTAAATAAGCATAATCAATGCTTGCTCAACCTGACACTTTCATGTCATAATTTACCAAGATAGAAGAAATCCCAAGAGAACCCAACCACTGTGTTGGGTTTTTTCGTTTCTGTCGTTTGAAAAATAACATTAGGAGGTGATCCCATGAAGAAAGGTTTTTTGATGCTTTGGATGGTGGCGTTTGCGTTTTTAGCGATGCCGGTATTCGCTGATGTAACGTTTGACGACTCTGTTATCGCTTTGTCTATTGGTGCTGGCAGTGGTGACGCTGTAGCTGCAATAGCTGGCAGTGAGCTTGCGTACGCAGCTTATTATGATAGCCCTGGAACTAACGATCAAACCGATATGGCATTAGGCGGCGAACCGTGTCCTGCTTGTACCGGAATTGTTTATGTGCTTAATGACTCACTGTCCAATGCTAATGTAGCCGGCGATAAATTTACGTCTGGTAGTTGGCGCGGCAGTACGCTTTTAACGACATAACGACCAAGAATAACAATAAGAAATGAATTGCCCCTGGCTATCTCGAATAGTCAGGGGCTTTTTTATGGGAGATGGTTTTGCTGGATGATCCAGAAGAGCTATGTCGCATAGAAAATATTGCTGACGCGGCGCTTATGAGAAGCATGGGCAGTCGGAAGTGGGAGCGCACAAGAAAATGCGCTTGCGGTGATTGCGGTTATCACGATGAAAGGCAATGCCCGGAAAGGCCATCAAAGAATACTAAGTGGCTTTGGGCGAGCAGAGAGATGTAACTAACTAACCCAATTGTTAATGGGGTTTTATTTCAAGCGAAGGGGGCATGAAATGAAAATGAAGACGTATATCGGCACAAAGACTATCCAGGCAAAACCTGAATCTCAGAATAACCAACCCGGTTATGCTGTTCTCTCTCCTGATGGCTGTCGTAGTTGGTCGCCAGAAGATGTATTTGAGGATGCTTACCGGGAAGCGGACGGCATGAGCTTTGGCTTGGCTATTGAGGCTATGAAGCGCGGGCTAAAGGTTGCTCGTAAAGGCTGGAATGGCAAAGGGATGTTTTGCATTTATGTCCCCGGAACAATAGGAATTACCTTTCGCAAAGGAACTCCTTACGCGGAAGCGGTTGGTATTGAGCCAAATCAAGAAATATTGCCACATATTGACATGTACACAGTGAACTCAGAAGGACGTCGGGCAATGCTTCCTGGGTGGCTAGCTTCACAGACAGATATGTTAGCTGATGATTGGGGATTGGTTCTTGACGTTGAGCCTAATGGTTTGGATGGTTTGGATGGCGAGCAATGATTACCGTTAAACAAAGCAGCTTTGGCGGTTACGATGTTTTATGTCCAATTAATGGGCCAGTTTTACTTCGTTTAACGCCAGTGATGAAAAAGCCTATACCGGTTAAAGCTATTCAGATGTGCGAGCCGTTTCAAGTTGAAACGCTTGAAGGAACAATGAGCGGAAAGGCTGGTGATTGGTTAATGGAAGGTGTTAGCGGTGAAATGTACCCGTGTGACGCTGAGATATTCGACAAGACGTATGACATCTTGCCGGATGCAGGGCAAAACCTCTAATGCTTGCCCGGCTAAGGTATGAAGCGCAGTTATTAAAGGTTCGCTTCCGGTTATTTTGGTACGGGCCGGTAATGCTGCGCAATATACACAGTTGGTCGCAAGAGATAGGCGAGTCTGCAGAGTATTTTAATGACATATCCAGTGAAAGGCGCGATTCAATCTCTAATTCTGAATTGGTAGCGGACATCTCTGAGCTTAGCGGTAAGGTATCAAGCTTGGCTGGATGGGGTACAAACTATCCTATTACCGAGATAGCCGGCACTGAATGGAAGCCGGGAAGGCCGTGACGTATGGCTGTGAAGAAGAAAGAAAAAAAGCTAACCCAAAAGCAAAGACTATTTGTTGCTGAATACCTTGTAAGTCTAAACGCCACAAAGGCGGCTATTGATGCTGGGTATAGTAAAAAGACAGCACAACAGACAGGAAGTGAAAACCTGTTAAAACCTTTGATCGCTGATGCCATACAGGAAGCAATGGACAAGCGATGTGAAAGAATTGAAATAACAGCAGACCGGGTATTACAAGAGCTAGCATGCTTGGCGTTCCTTGATCCACGTCAGTTTTATAATGAGAGTGGCCAGTTAATACCTATTCACCAATTACCGGAAGATGTTGCTAGAGCATTGTCTGGCTTTGAAGTGTCAACGGTTGGTGGCAACGAAATTACTGTGACTAGCAAAATCAAGCACGTAGATAAGAAAGCGTCGCTTGAATTGTGTATGCGGCACTTGAAAATGTTAACCGATAAGACTGAGCTCACCGGGAAAGATGGCGCTGAATTAAATCTTGGCCCAAAACGTACATTAGCCCGGTTAGCAAAAGAACATGATACCGCTCCGGGTGGAGTTTGACGGATCAACAAGAGCAGGATGAGCTCGACAGGAACCTAACCAGTCGGGAATGGCGTCTTAGTAACCTTTATTGGATACAGAACGAAAAGGGCAAGAAGGTAATTTTTACGCCTAACGCTGTTCAGCGTCAATTTGACCGCTTTATGTGGTGGTTGAATATTGTTCTTAAGAGTAGACAGCATGGCATAACCACGTTTGCTTGTATTCGTGGGCTAGATATGGCGATTTTCAAAGCTGGATCGCGTATCGGTATTGTTGCTCATACCAGAGAAGATGCTGGAAAGTTCTTCCGGGATAAAGTTTTGTATGCCTACGACAAGCTTGACCCCTACGTTAAAAGTTTGGCGGGCATTGTCCGTAGAGACATGAATGGCACGCTTGAGCTTGATAACGGTTCAATCATCGAAGTGTCCGTGTCTCATCGAGGCGGAACATTTCAATATTTGCATATTTCTGAGTATGGCCCGATGTGTGCACTGTATCCGCAGCGAGCGGCTGAGGTTAAAGCCGGCGCTTTGAATACGGTTCATGAGGGCGGAATTGTTACCGTTGAATCTACGGCGTATGGCCGTGAAGGTGATTTTTTCGACCGATCGCAGCGGGCAATGAAGCTTGATCAGATGGTAAAGGCTGGAAAATCCGAGCTTACACGCATGGATTACCGCTTTTTCTTTTTCGCTTGGTATCACGATCCAAAGAATACGCTGAGTGCACATGATGCAAGGCTGGTTACTATTACAGCCAAGATGAAGGACTATCTTGACGGCATTGAGGATCAAATGGATGTAACGCTGACACCTGGGCAGCGCGCATGGTACACCAAAAAGGATGAGGATCAGGGCGATAAAATGAATCAGGAACACCCCTCAACCCCTGAAGAAGCGTTTGCAGCCAGTCGCGAAGGCTCGTATTACTCCAAAGAGCTATCCAAAACACGGAAAGAAGGCCGGGTGTGCAAGGTTCCGATTGTCCCAAGCGTGTTGGTTAATACTTTCTGGGATCTTGGGCGCAATGATGCGAATGCTATCTGGTTGCACCAGCGTATCGGGATTGAGAATAGATTTATTGGCTATTACGAAAACTCAGGTAGAGATTTAAGCCACTACGCAAAATGGCTTTTAGATTATAAAAATGAGCACGACATCGCTTTTGGTGAACATTACCTTCCTCATGATGTTGAGGTTACTGAGTTGTGCCAAGTTGATGACAAGTCTCGTCAGGATGTGCTTGAAGACCTTGGCGTCAAGCCGATCATTAAGGTGCCACGCATCGAGGTTCTTGCTGAGGGTATTGACGCTGTTCGTCGGGTATTCCCGACATGCTGGTTTGATTCTGAAGAATGCGAGCTAGGGCTTAAGCGGCTTGAGCAGTACCAAAAGAAATGGAACACCCAAGTTCAATCATATCAAGATTCGCCTGTTAAGAATGATGCAAGGAATGGCGCGGATGCTTTTAGGCAATTCGCGCAAGGTTACGATGAGCCGATCAGGATAAAGCCGAAACGTGCTAGTCGACGAGGCTGGAAAACCAGCTAGGAGAAGCAATGAAAAATACTACATTATCAGATGGTTCGCCTGTTACTGATGACCATCGCGATATCAACGAAAAAACAGGCATGCAAAAAGGGTACGTGGTTCTTTCCGAGGAAGAAAGAGCGAAAGGTTTTGTTCGGCCACTAAGGTCAAGTTATGTGCATAACAAATGCGGCGCAGTAACTATCATGAGCAGGACTATCGCAGAAACTTATGCGCGTGATCCAAAATTCTACAATGGCACCTTTTGCGTTGGATGCGGTGCGCATTTTCCATTAATCGAATTTGTTTGGGATGGAACTGATGAGACTGTTGGAACCTGAGCGAGTTTAGCTATTCAAACAAAAGCATGACCGGCATTTAGCCGGTTTTTTTATGCCCGCCACTGAGCGGGCTTTTTATTGGGAGTTATTTGATGGGTTCAATGGCAGCGCCAAAAACAAATAACGGTATTCATTCGTTCTATCAGCATATACAGACTGATAAGAATGATCCGGACAGTGCTGAGCCCGCGTTGATACTTGCGCGCAGGTCGTTCGGCAAAGGCTGTGCGTTTGTTATTTGCTTGTCTGGGTTGCATCGATACACCGATGACCACTTCCTTATGCACCAGGCACAGCTTGCAGCCAAGGTGCTTGGTCTTGATTCTAATTCAAAGTTCGATGTCATGCCTATTGCTGACATGATTATTAATGGCATTGACGGATTGGTAAATATGCCCCCTGAAGCACTTGAGCAAATGGAAATCCGAGCACGGCGTCACAGTGGTGGCGGCAGTGCGGTTATCGGTATCAATGGCAAGAGTTTTGAGGTTGAGCACTGATGTCTTTCGAGAATATCCAGACAAAGCGCGAGCATGACCCGCTTGATGCTTACGATGACGGTAAAGAGTCTGCAGAGCCAAAAGCACATGACCTAGATTCATTTGAAAACAAAGAGCGGCTAAATCAGCTTGAGGATTGGCTGGAGCAGGCCCGGATTGTTCAATCATCGAACCGCATTGAAATGGCGATCGATGAAGATTACTACGATAACCTGCAATGGGATGATTCAGATAAGGCAGAGCTTGAAAGTCGTGGCCAGGCGCCACTGGTATTTAATGAAATCAAGCCAGCAATTAACTGGATCTTAGGCACCGAGAAGCGCACCCGAATCGATGGGGCTATTCTTCCCCGCACTGAAGACGATGTTAAGGCGGCCCAGACCAAAACAAAGCTGGTTAAGTATCTGTCAGATGTTAATAAGACAAAATTTGCACGGTCGCGAGCTTTCGCTGACGCAGTTAAGGCCGGGCTTGGCTGGATTGAGGACGGTATTCGTGACGACGGTGAAAGCGAGCCATTATTTGACCGATACGAGAATTGGCGCAACGTTTGGTATGACCATTTAGGCGTTGAGCGTGATTTGTCCGATAGTCGTTTCCTGTTTAGACAGAAATGGCTTGATCTGGATATTGCGAAAGCGATGTTCCCGGATCGTATAGCAATACTTGAAGCTGCAAGCGTTGGCAGCAACCTAGTTCCAACCGATGACGACGAATTTTTCTATGAAGCGTCCCTGTACTACGAAACTGACAGCCAGGGCCGGCCAATTAGCCGCACGTCGACTGTCGATGATATCAATTCGCTGGTCAATAACCGTCGATCACGTGTAAAACTGTACGAAGGCTGGTATCGCATGCCATGCCCCTGCAAGGTCGTTCGCCTGGACTACGAAGATCTTGGCCAGGACTATGATGATATCAACGGCCAAGAGTACGATAAAGAACACGAGTTTATGAAGTCGGCCATTGATGATGGTTATGCAAGTGTTTATGACGCAGTGAAAATGAAAGTGTTTTGCGCGATCTTTGTTAAAGGATCGTTACTGCAAAACATGGAATCACCGTATAAACATAACCGTTTTCCTTTTACGCCTGTCTGGGCCTATCGACGAGCAAGAGATAACGCGCCGTATGGTGTTATCCGACCATGCCGTGACCCTCAAGATGATTTAAACAAGCGACGTTCAAAGGCTCTTTTCATCCTGAGTACCAACCAGGTGATTATGGAAAAGGGCGCGGTTGAAGACAAAGAGAATTTGCGCGAAGAAGCTGCCGACCCTGCGGGCATTCTTGAATATAAAAAAGGTCATAAGTTTGAAATAAGAAATGACAAAGCGCTCGCAGAAGAGCACGTCATGCTTAGTACGCAAGATGGTGAGTATATCCGTTCTGTTTCAGGTGTTACGGCTGAAAATCTTGGACAGGAAACCAATGCGTCCAGCGGCAAAGCCATTAATGCTCGAGCAAATCAGGGCAGTGTCGTAACGGCAGAGCTGTTTGATAACCTCCGCTTTGCTACACAGCTTTCTGGTGAAACAAAACTCAGTTTGATAGAGCAGTTTTATACCAAACAGAAGGTTATCCGTCTTACCGGCGACCGTGGCGAGCTTGATTTTGTTGATGTAAATAGCCCGGATGATCCCGAAAGCGATATCACTAAATCTCAGGCTGATTATATTGTCGGTGAGCAGGATTATCGTGAGTCCATTCGCGTCGCAATGTTCGAGCAGTTATCCGACATGGTTGCAAAACTTTCCCAGACTATGCCTGAAGTCGCACTGAAGCTGCTTGATCTTGTTGTTGATATGAGCGACGTGGAAGGCAAGGACGAAATGGTTAAGCGTATCCGTGAAATTAACGGCATGTCTGACCCTGATGCCGGCAATGATCCCGAGAAAAAAGCTGAGCTTGAGCAGAAGAAGGCAGCTGAGCAAGAAGCTGCCGAGAAAGAGCAGGCGCTACAGGATGAGCAAACACAGCTTGCTATGGACGAGCAGGCCGCGAAGGTACGCGATACCAATGCGAATGCGGCAAGCAAAGAAGCAAGCGCTGATAAAACAAAAGTTGAAACGTATGGTGCTGCGGTTGATGCCGCTTACCAAGTTGCCGCAGTTCCGGAAATCGGTGCTGTTGCAGATAGTTTGATCGATTCAGTAACAAACGAAGAAGGGGAAACGTAATGTCAGGTATTACCGATGATGATAAGGAAGGTTTGACCGAAGAAGAATTAGCCGCGCTTAATGATGACGACGAGGTTAATGGTGTTGACGATGAAAACAATGAGTTGTCTGAAGATGACAAGGCTGGCGACGATGTTAATGCTGATGTTGGCGAGTCTGCCGAAGCTACTAACAGCGACGATGATAAGGCCGGTAATGACGACCTTGATGCTGGTGGTGAAGCGGCTAAAGCTGCCGACGCCGATGTTAATGCCGATGCAGGCACTGATGATGACGGGAATGTTCAGAGCGCCGATGAAGCGGGCAGTACGCCAGACTTTACACCAAAGCTAAACACTAGCAAGCCTGAAGATGTTGATGCTCAAATAACCAGCATTGACGAGCAGATAAAAGTTCTTGGGGTTGATCTGGCGGATGAAGAGCTTGAGCTTAATGAATACCATGACAAGCTGGCTGCGCTCAATAATCAGCGTAGTGACCTGAATATTCTCAAAAAGCAGGCTGAGTTTGCAGAGCAAAGCAACGCAGACATTGCTGAGCAACGCTGGACTTGGGAGCAGGATCAATTTTTTAAAACCAACAACCATTACAAAGACTCGTCCGCTAAGTATGCGGCATTTGGTCAGATTGTTTCTGACGTGTTGTCGAATGATGAGTTTGCCAATAAAGACGGGCTTTCTGTATTGAGTGAAGCAGACAAACGTTATAAAGCGGAGTTTGCGGTGCCGGACCTTAAGGATGGCGATACCGGCGAACCTACCAAGCCGGACAAAGGCAGAAAGGTTGTTGATATACCTAAAACCTTGGGTGGATTACCGGCGGCAGATACCAGTGGCGTTGATAGCGGTGGTGAGTTCGCAGCTATCGACAAGCTAGAAGGGATGGAGCTCGAAGAAGCTATTTCTAGGATGACTCCCGACCAAGCAGAACGGTACGCCGCAGGATAATCAATGGCTTTATTTGTTCAAATGGAGATGGGTGATGTCCTGGATATTGATAAGGGCAAAGTTCAGGTGACGTTCCAAGAAAAAAGCGGTAGACGCGCCACTGTGCGCGTTGACGCCGACCCATCCATTCAGGTCAATCAGCTCAAGGGAGGATCTTCACAGATCAAGCGTAAGCTGAATAAATTGTAATTTTAGATATGACAGCGCAAGAGTGCTGTCACAAATTAAGGCGCATGAGTGCCGCACCAATGTTAATTAACTAAAGAGGTGTGCACTCATGGCACGTACAATCGTAGGTTTAAACGACGCGAAGGCGGTTAAGAAGTATTCCGCTTTCCTGGCTGTTGATACAGCTAAAATTTCATACTTTAACAAGAAGTTTATGGGTAAAGGCCCAGAGGCTTCAACACCGATTCAGATGCTTCCACATCTTGAAAATGATGCGGGTGAACAGATCACTTACGATCTGTCCGTTCAGCTCAAGATGCAGCCGGTTGAGGGTGATGATGTTCTCGAAGGTCAGGAAGAAGATCTGAAGTTTTACACGGATCAGGTCTACATTGACCAGATGCGTGGCGGTGTAAACACTGGCGGCAAGATGACACGCAAGCGCACGATCCATGATCTGCGTAAGGTCGCTCGCAAACGTCAGGCTGAATGGTGGAGTCGTATTTTCGATGAGCTGTTCTTCATGTACCTGTCTGGTGCGCGCGGTATTAATACCGATTACACGTTCCCGACATCGTATTCAGGTTTTGCCAATAACTCGCTGACTGCGCCTGATACCGCTCACTTAATGTATGGCGGCAATGCAACCAGTAAGGCTTCTCTTGATGCAACTGACAAAATGAACGTCAATCTCATTGAGCGTGCGGCAACCAAAGCAACAATGATCGGTGGTGGTACTCAGGAAACACCACAGCTTCAGCCTATTATGATCGATGGTGAAGAGCATTTCGTTCTTCTCATGAACCCATTTCAGGCTTTTGATCTGCGTACTGCAACTGGATCTTCTGATTGGTTGGAAATCCAAAAGTCTGCTGCAACGGCTGAAGGCCGCAAGAGTCCTATTTTCCGTGGCTCACTCGGTATGCACAATAATGTTGTTCTGCACAGTCATAAGAGCGCCATTCGCTTTAGTGATTACGGTGCTGGCAGCAATGTTGCTGCTGGTCGTGCTCTGTTTATGGGCGCGCAGGCTGCGGTATGTGCTTTTGGCTCGCCTGGTACTGGTCTGCGTTTTGACTGGCATGAAGAGCCACGCGATAACGGCAACCAAGCTGTTATCACAACCGGCTCTATTTTCGGCGTGAAGAAGTCTACTTTCAACAGCAAGGATTTCGGTCTTATTGCTCTTGATACGGCGGCTGCTGATCCAAACTAACCCGGCAAGGTGATGAATTGAGGGGCGCTTCGGCGTCCCTTATTTGTTTCTGGCTATTCATTTATTTTTTACGAGGTAATTAACTCATGGCTACATATAAAAGTAAGGCGGTTCAGTCATACCGTCCAGCTATTAATTCCTGTCAGGCAGGAGAAGTAAGAACCGTTCGTGGCGAGATTGATCTTGCTGCTGACGTTGGTGGGGCTTTAGCCCTTAACGACATCCTTGAAATGGTCAAATTGCCGGCAGAGCATGTGCCGGTCGACTGCGTTATCGATTCTGACGACCTTGATTCAAACGGCACTCCATTGATCTCACTGACTGGCGGCTTAACTGCTGGCACCGTCGCTGAGTTAGTGGCGGCTAATACGGTTGCTCGGGCTGGTGGTGTTGCTCGCATGGATGCTGTAGCAGGTGTTCGATTGGCGGCTACGGCGGCTGATCGAGTTGTCGGTCTGAAGGTAACGGCGGCCCCGGCCACTGGTGCTGTCACCGGAAAGGTCGGCTTTACGCTGAGCTACCGCGCTGCCGGTTACGACGATTAAGTTGTAGCCAAAAAATAAGGGGTCGTCATACGGCGGCCCTTTATTTCTTTTGATGAAGGAGAATAACAATGTTAATCCAATGCACTATTGAAAGGGTGAACGGCACGTCCGTCACTATGGGTAAGGGCAAATCAGCCCGAAACTATCACTTCACACCAGACAAAGACGGTATGCACGTCTGCGAAGTTAAGGACAAAAATGATATTGCTCGTTTTCTGGGTATCAAAGAATCGTATTGCTTGCCTGGCGCCGAGCCAGAGCCGGAAGACGAAGATAACGAAAATAATAATGAAAGCCCTGAAGGCAGTGGCAGCGACGATGACGGCTTCGATGAAAAGCCGCTTGATAAATGGACTGATGATGAGCTTTCGGCGCATGCGGTTACTGCTTTTGGTATTAACGATGCGGACGACAAAGATGAGCTGGTGGAGTTTGCGGGCGAAATGTTGAACCTCGATAGTCTCAAAAAGACAATGAAGGCGCCGACAATGATTCGCAAGATGATCGCGTCTGCTAACGAGCAAGGTCTTTATCAGTAATGACTGCGATAGCAGCCTTCACTAAGTTTGTGGCGCCCGATGTCCCGGGCGCTCCAAATTCTTTAATCGAGCGCGCTGTATTACGCGCATGTATTGATTTCTGCGAAGAAACAAAATATTGGCGTTACAGGGATGAAGACCTTGTGACTGTCGATGGCATTAAAGATTACGATCTAACGCCAGATGATGATTCGCAAGTTGAAACAATAAACGATCCAATTACCGTTAATGGTAAAAAGATTTACCAGCGCACAAAGACCTGGCTAGATCAAAACCTTAATAACTGGGAAACCCTTACAGGTAAAGACCCAAAATATTTCCAAGTTGAATCGAAAGGGTTGATAAGGCTTGTTCCATTTCCTAATGCTGGTGGGACTATGAACGTTTCAATGATATTGAAGCCAACGCCCACCGCAGCAACAGTGCCGGATTTCCTCTTCGATGATTATTATAATGCAATAGCCGATGGGGCCCGGTTCTTTCTCATGGAGCCACCTGGTAAGAAATGGACAAATACCGAACTATCAATTTATTACGGCAACAAGTTTCAGCGAGCAAAAGATAAAGCTGAAGCTAAAGCCCGTGCCGACTTTAAGACCGAAGACACAATAAACCGTGTCAAAGCCCACCTAATCTAATAGGTCATCATGGGAACAATCCTCGCACAAACAATCGTCGACGACGCTGAAAAGACGTTGCTCGATGATACCAATGATCGATGGGCTGCAGACGAATTACTTGGCTATCTGAACGATGGTCAAAGTCATATCGTTATTGTTAAGCATGATGCCTATGTGAAAAACACGGCTGTTCAGCTTGCCGCCGGTACTAAGCAATCATTGCCTGCCGATGGTGTTTGGTTTCAGCGCTTAACGCGCAACATGGGAACCGGTGCCGTTATTGGCAAGGCAATCAGCATGGGCAACATGGGCCAGCTTGATCTTGCAAACCCTGATTGGCATACCGATACCGCAAACGCCGTTGTCGATGAATACATGCTGATCGATGAAGATCCCAAGGCTTTCTATGTTTCACCGCCTCAGCCTGCGTCCGGCATGGGCTGGGTTGATCTAGTTTATACCGCAGATCCCGCAGACGTTGCCATCGGTGTAGCGATTACCCTGGACGACATCTATAAGGACGCTCTGTATTTATACGTCCTGTCACGCGCTTATGCGAAAGATTCAGCTGAAAGTAGTGCAGCAAAATCTGGCAGTTACTACAACACGTTTTTACAAACGCTTGGCCTGAAGAGTCAGGCGGAGGCAAGTAAATGAACTTAAAAAGTATGACTGAAGACCAGGTAAAAGCATTGTTGCGTCCAAAGTTGGCAATGAGGCTTGTCAATTTTTCGCTTGCGTATATCACGGCAGTTGAAATGGTCATTCCTGTTATTAACGCTCTTATTCAGTATAAAACTGACATCCCGGGCGACGCGGTTTTGATTTCAGTGAGTATTAACGAATGGGTGCTAGGGCTTCTACTGACATATCCAGTGTCTTATATATTTGGTCGAACAATAGAGAAGGTGAAGAACGGTCAGGCTGAAAAGGGTATCATCGGTCAATGATAAATAAGCTATTAATTTTCATTTTACTGCTATCTTTTTCTGTAATCACACAAGCCGCACCCGTATGGTATTCAAACGGCACATATACTGCTGGCGCTCAAAGTGCCGGAATAACAGTAGATAAAAACAGCGTTACGCTTAATGTTCAGCCAGCAGGGGATAATTGTGATCAACTTGGCGGCAGTGGTGGGTTAGCGTGTAGAACGGGTAATCTTGATGCGCTGCGTGTTTATTACGCAACCAAAGGTACACAAACATGCGGCACTGACGATGTAGTAGACACATCGACAGCTCACTACCATGATTCATCAATTCGTGTTTTAGACTTTGCTGGAACCTATGATATCCAGCAAGCAACGTTATTGGATGTCGTACCCAGCTCTGGAATTGTTGAGCTGGAATTTAAGCAACACTCAACATTTGATTCCACCAGAGGTACTACCAATAGGATATTTGGTAAAACAAATCTGTCAGGTGATTTCTTTGACGTTTACCTTAGTTCGACAGATGGGAAGCTGTACGCTAGGAAATATTCTGGTGGCACAGCAGTAACATATTCTTCAGCACAAACATCATGGACTGGTGGCACTTGGTATTTGCTTGAATATATCTGGGGGCAAAAAGGTTTCAGCGTCAAAATAGACGGTGTTGAAATAATGTCTGATCCTGATGGGTTAGCCCCTGCTGATGGGTCGGATAGAGAGTTTGTATTAGGTGCCTGGATGACTGGCACACCAAGCATTGTCCATAATTTTGAAGGTGAAATCCGTAACTTTGCTGTTTGGGATACGACCAGCGATAACAAGATATTACTGTCAAGGATAAAACCCGGCTATACCAGCGGCACAACATTAACAGATGAAGCAGATAATTCATGGACGCTTTCAAATTCCGCGATCAATTCTTTATCTGATGAAACCACCGTCACAGCACTTGTTGATGAGCTGGATACGACGCTTTGCTTAGAAGCTCACCTTGTCGATGACGCGGGTGATCTTGATAGCAACACAGTTGAAGTTGAAGCAACACTCACGACATTCAACCCACCGTCGTGGTCTGACAGTAATTTGTTTCCAGCTGCCGGAATACAATCTGCTGTTAGCACATCGACCACAAATATTGATGTAACCATAAACCCTGTTCTTGCTACCTGCGGCCCCGACTCTGATGCGGTGTGTGTCACGGCTGGCGATGATGAAGTTACCGACCTGCGAACATATTATGCGCCAAGAGTGGGCGCGACATGCAACGGCGATGTTAATCCGCACATTCATAGCTACGTAAGCAGCCGTCACCAATATTTATACCCAAACGCATTATATTACGGAACGCAAGCAACGCTTCTGGACACGCCACCTAGCGATGGCGTAACTACCGTTGATTTTGATGTAGACAGTACAACACCAGTGGGTTATTTGATTGGTAAGCGAAGCGATAACGACAATCAAATTGAAATAAAAACTGTAGCCACCACTTATGATTTACAGTTTGTTAAAGAAAATGCAGGCACAACGACTACACGTACTATCAGCTCAATTACATGGGCGATAAATACTGTTTACAGGCTGGTTGCTGAATGGGGAGGTGGTGGTCAAAATTTATATTTATTTGATTTAACAAACGGAACGCTTGTGGGGTCGTCACTGGATGCCACTGAAACAGGCGCATGGGCAACCGGAACGCAAAGCGATTTTAGGTTAGGCGCAAGAGCCATTACACCAAGCGGAACAGTTCATGATGGGCGGATTTATAAAGCTGTTATTAATGACGGTACGAGCGATATAGCAAGCTATCACTTTTATAGTGATGATGCTGCGACTACAACAGCAACAGATGGGCAAGGGACTTACGATCTTACTTTAAGCAACGCTTTGATCTGGGGCAACGATGCGGGAACAAGCGTTTCACTATCCAGCATCAATAGCAGCACCCCGCATTGTATTGAAGCTCATGTGGTCGATAGCGCTGGATTATGGAACGATGCCCATGTCGAAACTGAGTATTTGCCACGGGTTAAAGATTATCAATATATTGTTGATTCCAGTTCAAGCGTTACGACTAAATGGGATGGGTCAAATCTTTCTGTTGACCATTACATTACTTATTTTAGCGATGCTAATAAAGATTGTGGCTCGGCCAGTTATACCGCCTCAACTGATCCAGCAACATCACCGCAGACTTATAGTTCTTTAAACGACAAACAGCTAGTTTGTGCGAGTGTACTGCCATGCTTAAACGCAGGTTGTACAGAAAAAGGCGCTGAATCAGGTCTTTTTACCTCACCAAAAACACTTGGCCTGGATGTTGTTGCGTATGATTATCTTAATGAGTTTCCAGTAGGATATGATGGGTCGGCTACGGGCGGCAATAACGGCGTAACCTTCAGAGAAGTCATTAAGACTGGATTTTATGATGCGCATAATCTTGGTGGTACAACGCAAAATGTAAAGGTTAAATTTATTGGCGCACCCAGCGGCAGTGAAAATACTAAGATTGCAAGCGCGTATATATGCAAAGGCATTAACGCTTCTGAAACAGCCGAATGTGATGGCCCAAATAGACAATTGTTTTTTAGTGGGAGTGCTGCTGGAACCATTGCAGCCGCCAGCACATTAACTTCCGATGCAGTTCAAATGGAAATCGACAGAGACGCAACATACTTTGTTAGTCGATATTTTGATGATGCGGCACAAGACCAGAACCCATCTATGACGGCAAACGCGGGTGGCGCAACAGCCGCAAACGCAAGAATGTACACAAACAATACAGGTGACTTTGCATCGGCAGCAAGTTTTACTCCAACGTATAACCACACGCATTATTTTGGTTTTGGTGAGTTGATTATCGAAGAAGCAACCACTCCTGAAAGTAAAATGAACAGTGACGACGTTGCGATTACTTATTCTGCTGGTTGGTCAACATCTACAAATGCAAATTATTACAAAGGGGATGCAGAAAGCGTTTCTGCTTCTGGTGAATATGCGGAATGGACGGATACAGGGTGTGCTTTTTATGGCATGTTCACTACCGACACAGGCAAAGGCTCTATCGATGTAAAAGTGGATGCTGGCACGTTGTTGACAATTGACACCAGCAACGAGTACAGCGATCAAGTTCCTTATTACGGCGTACCATTATTGCTTTATAGCGATCCTGAGTGTGGAGCGCACACAATACGAGTGACGACTACAAGCACGAGCAACGTTATTCTTGAAGGGGTCACAACGCTGACCACCGCCGTGATTCCTAATGCCGCAGTGAAAACGCTTGCAGCCTATGGTGACTCGCTTGTAGTAGGCGGGACATTGCCAGCGATGGGCGAACGTCAATCAAGCAGATTCAGCACATTGCTTGCTAATGATTATGGTTTGACTGAGGTTAATCATGGCCTTGGTGGGCGCGAGCAAGACCACATGCTTTCTCAAATGTCTAAATATTTGCTCGGCGATAAACCTAATAAATTGCTGCTTATATCAAGCATAAACGGGTTTGCATGTGAGAATTACACGGATGAGCCTTGGTTTAAGCACAGATGGCGGTCTGTACTGACGTATGCAACAACACTTTTCCCAAATACTGAAGTGATGGTGGGGAATATTGCCCATGTCAAAGCTGCATACTTTACAGGTGCGGCTTGTAAAAAGGGGTCTGATAGCTTAGTTCATAGAAATAATGCCGTACTTGCTGATGTTGTTGCAGAATACCCAAGCGTAAAACTTGCCGATATACACCGTGAAATGCAGCACATTGATGGATTAATCTGGACTGATAAAGTTCACCCAAATGCAGAAGGAAATAAAGTTATTTCTGAAGCATATAAAAAAGCTCAAAACCCTGCGGAGTATTACCAATGAAACTATTAGTGGCAGTATTATTGCTGGCATTCTCTTTTATAGCGAACGCCGATGTTTATTTAGGCTCGTATGCCACAACCGATAAAGTAACGGTTAATACCTTTTTTAAATCAAACACCGGAACGCCTACCGAACCAACTGCGCTAGAACTAAATATTTCATGTACAGATGGCACTACATGGACGGATCATTTAACCCATCAAGCCGTAGCGTTAAAAACGGCAGCGAATACCAGCACAGCCGACAGCGGCTCAACGACCACGCTTGTCGATACTGCACTAACTGAAGCAGATGATTATTGGAACGGGTATATTTTAAAATTTACCAGCGGTAGTAATAATGGTCTTGAGGCTATTGTCACCGATTTTGTGGCATCAACTGACACGCTAACGTTTGCCCCTGAAGTGCCTTATTCTGTTGGCACAGAAACATTCAAACTTTTCAAACCTCACTATGCTTATACATGGACAATATCGGGGCCAGCGGATGGTGATCGATGTTTTGCTGATGTTATTGATATTGCATCGACAGGAAAAACACAGGCTTATGTTTTTGACGTTAAGAATGATGCTTTTGAAGGTAAGGCTTATGCAATCACCGCATCATCAACAACATCGATCACATCGGCTGAGTTGTCTGCTGCGTGGGACATACTTGATAGCGCTGTTGGTAACAAGCGGTTATTAGCGTTCCCATCAGCTACAGAGAACCCCGATCAAGGGGCGTGTAGTTATGAGGGGTTTATGGTCGAGGTGGACAGCAAGTCAGGCGATGTTTATTCATGGGTGGGGGCGTTAGCGGGTGCGCCTGAAACAACCTGTAAAGTTATTATTTATTAAATATTTTTACTGAAGGGGAATCGCAGCCGGCTATATGCCGGTTTTTTTGTGTCAATAACTAAGAGGAAAGACGATGGTTGCTACAGTAAACCTTCATGTATTTACAGGGGCCAATGCCGCAACCGAGAGCGCTGCGGTTACTGGTATTGATTTAATTTCGGCAGATAATGCAACAAATAGCTTGGCAAACCGTCAGGCTAACCCCGTCACGATTCCTGCGGCTGGCACGAATTATAGTTTTGAAAAATGGATCAGGGCGAAGATCGCAGTGGTTCCTGATAACTATGTTCAAAATTTCCAGTTCTGGACGGATGGCGCGTTTGATACTGGCGTTGGGATTAATGTTGGAACGAATGCGGCGGGTGTGACACCTATTGCTACCGTTTCAACGATAGCCACGACAGACGGAACAACGTATGTATCGGGCGCAAAATTGGCTTGGCACGCTGGTCAGCTTTCTGCATTGAACGCAACTACCGATGCGCTGGTTCTTCAAATGGCTGTTGGCACTACTGCTGTTCAGGGTAATGTCACACAGGAATCACTCAATTACAGTTACGACGAGCTGTAATGATTCCGATCACCTACAAAGCTGTATGGAAGCCTGACAATGGCGATGAGCTGCTTATCGTCTTAGGCGAGGCAAAGGGGTGGGTGGACGATATTATAGGTGACGGACAGTTTACGCTCGTTCCTAATGATATCGGCATGCCCACCCTTACCACTAAAGTCTTTGACGGTGAGTTTGATTATCTATCAAGGGTTGTCGGGAATACCGATGTTGGCGAGCTGTTCCGGCTGTATCACCTTGGCGGTGCCTGGGTATATCCAAATGGCACCGTAGAGATTGCCCCGCAACCATCGTTTGTTCCTGACTTCATAAGGCATTTTATGGAGGCTATCCGTGCCGCGTCGTAGAAGAGGTGCGGGTACTTATTACAGTAACAGCATAACGACTGTAACGGGCTCGGTAACGTCTGATGCCATTCTTCTTAAAACGTTGCCTGGTAGCATTTCAACTGATTCGATTCTGAAGAAGGCTGTTCAAGGCGCGATTACAGGTGATGCTGCTCTTAAAAAGGCCGATATAGCCGGGGCAATCACAACAGACTCGGCGCTTTTAAAAGGCATAACTGGATCATATACGGCTGATTCAATATTACTGAAGTCTGTTACTGCAGCGCTATTGTCTGATGCTGTTATCAAAGGCACAGCTTCATATACGGCGCTTGCTGATGCCATATTAAAGGCCGCCAATATATCAGGGGCCTTTACTTCTGACGCGGCACTGAAGCTTGTACAAAGCGGTTCGTTTACTTCAGATGCCGCGCTGAAGGTCGGCGTATTAAATACGTTCCTGACAAATGGTGCTCTCAAGAAGATCGGCATACCCGATACCTTGATTGCCGATGCAATATTAAAACTCGGTATTCAGGCGTCATTTACTGCTGATGCCACTTTGAACAAAGAGAATACGGGTGCAGTAACATCCGATAGTGTTCTCTTAGGTATTATATCTGGCACATTTTCCGTCAATTCGGTTATTAAGAAAGCGGATGTCACGCAGTCACTAACTGCTGACTCAGCATTAAAAGGGTCGGTTTCCTCCAGCGTGACTGCTGATGCAACATTAGCCTCAATAGTTTCTTCGAGCGCTACTGCTGATGCCATCCTAAAAGGATCTGTGGCGTCAAGTTTTACGTCTGATGCTGCCATTAAGAAAGTCGATATTACTGCGGCATTTTTGCTTGACGCTTACCTGACGGCGCAACAGCGTATAAATGGATCGTTCACCGCTAACGCCATCATAACGAAGACGCTCTCCGGGTCGTATTCTGCTGACGCGATCTTATTTAAGCAGGTATCAGGATCAATCACTACTGATGCGTTGCTGACAAAAACTATCGCAACAAACCTCAGTGTTGACGCCATTCTGAGTAAAGCGCTTTCCGGCGTTATTACAACAGATTCTATCCTTTCCATTGAACGTATTGGCTCGGTGCTTACCGATAGTGTTCTGAAAAAGACGATGGCGCAGGGGTTCAGTGTTGATGCGTTCTTGTCTGGCTTGCTTAATTCATCATCGTTTTTTGCTGACGCAATTCTAAAGGCTACACCAACTGGATCATTCACCTGCAATGCGTATCTAAGCGCTGGGTTTATTGACGGCAATAAAACAAAGGTTGTGCCAATCAGTCGAAGCTATACGTCAACAACGAACACAAGAGGCTATGCAGCCACAACGACCAAACGAGGATATAAGGCGGGATAATGAAAATAGTTGTTAAACAACCATCCGAAGATATGCTGGTCGATTTTGACTGTTCTAGCGTGCTTAGAGCCGGTGAAGTTATTACCGGCATTACTTCGATAACCGAAGCGACTGGTGTGCTTACCTTTCCGGGCGCGTCGGCAATTAGCGGGCAAATCGTTCAGAACAGAGTTGCAGGCGGCGTCGATAAAACAACATACAAAGTAACGATTGTGTTTGTTACAGACAAAAGCCCGACTAGGGAAGCAGATTTTTATATCAAAGTGAGGGAGCTGTAAATGGTTGTAAACGACGAAGCACGGTGGCATTTGGATAAGCGTGTACCTATCGCATTAATATTGACGATATTTATACAAACAGTAGGGATTGTGTGGTGGGCGGCAACGGTTACTAGCCGTGTTGATAGGCTTGAAGAAAAAGCAAATATTGCTCAAGAGCTTAATAACCGTGTCATCAGAATGGAAGAACAGCTAAAAGCGTCTAATAGAATTCTTTATGATATACGAACAGAGATCAGAAAAAGATGAATCTAATCCTCCGTAGAGTTTGCTACCGATCTGACTGCACCTTTGCAGTATTGATTCACAACAACCAGCCTATCATGGTCGCGCTTGAAGATCCTTTTCGTGATAACAAGCGCAATGAGTCTTGCATCGTGCCAGGCACCTATAAGTGTCGCCGGTATTCATCAGCAAAATATCCGAATACTTGGGAAATAACCGACGTTCCTCAGCGCGATAAAATATTATTTCACGCAGGCAACACCGCAAAAGATACTGAGGGCTGTGTTCTTCTTGGTGAAAAGTTTGGCGAAATTAATGGCGTTCCAGCGATTCAATCCAGTCGCGCAGCCTTTGAAAAATTCATGCTATTAACGAAAGACATTGATGATCTCACGATCACGGTTGAGCACGGTGGCTGGGGTCGGTAATGGATTGCGCTCTCAGAGTGCTGCCTATGTTCTCTGAGAGTTTATTAATAATTGGCGTTATATCTTGCGGGCTTGGTTTCGCCATCGGTTATCAAACAAGGAAATACATGTAATGGGATTTCTCGCAAAATTTAAAGTGTATTTGATTGTTGGGGCAATTATTGCCAGCTTAATTGCTGGGATAGGTTTTATGAGCAAGCTATATTTTGAAGCCCGGGTAGAAAAGGCTATGGCTATTGAAGCGTTTGATACTTATTCGCGCAATGCACAGCTTGAGGCTATCGAGCAAAATCAGGAAATGGCAAAACTGAGTAACACTTACCAGGAGGCAAGGGATGATGAGTTGGAGCAAATGGCCGTTTTTGAGGGGCGTGACCTTGGCGAAGTCCTTGTGGATATGCCGGATTGGTTTGTTAGCCATAGCGCTGACGCTACTGACAAGCTGTTCTCTGATATCGAGTCCGCCACGCGCAAGCCTGCCAACAACGATAGCGCCGCCACCCCCTGACGCGCTAACACTCAAACGACCTAAAGTGGTCGTTATTGATGGGCATGTATGCCAAGGCCCGGACTCTTACAAAGCGTCTGCCTATAACTGGAGCGCTGTGCGCAGATATATCTCCCAGAGCAATGCTGAAAGATCATATTACAAGATCCAATGTAGTAATTAGCTAGTCAACTAAAACACCAACGAAGCCCGCTTTTTAGCGGGTTTTTTTGTGGGAAAAATTCATGTCAATCCTTTCATTTCTGTGGGAAAAGTTAATGCGGATATTTTTGAAAGATTTTAAAGGCGAAATTCCGCGCAAGTCGGCGCGACTGTTGCCTGAAAATTACGCGCAAACGGCTAGAAACTGTAAATTGTTCAGCGGTGAAATTCGTTCGCTGCGTAATTCGTTACGTGTGAATAAGCCGTCGAAGGTTGGCAATAAGCTTAGCCTGCATCGATGGGGCGCGGTTGCGGGTGGGGATGCTAGCGGTGCTATTGAGGCTATCATTCAATCAAATCCTGTTAAATTAAAATCTACTGCCCATGGCAGAACGACTGGCCAGCAGGTCTTTATCTCAGGGGTGGGGGTATCGCTTCTCGATAACATCGTTCACACCATAACCTACGTTGATGATGATAACTTTACACTTGATGGTGTTGATGGGTCATATATAGGGTTTCCCGTATTTGATCTTATGACGGACACAAATGGTGTCCTGCTTGGTGCGCATAACGGTGAATCTGGAACCACATGGATAAGCAGGCAAGGCGGCGCTACTACGTCTTTAGCCTTTAACGCCAACAGAGTTTATGTTGCAGGCTCTATTGAAGTAAACGAGTTTGACAACTCAATTGATGCCGTTCCTATCACGGCCGATTATACGGTAAGTGCTGATATATATGTTGCTTCTAAAATCGGCAATATTGGTGTAGCGCTTAGGCATTCACCTACAGCCGAGTCGTATTATGGGCTGGTTACTGATGGGGAAGCGTGGTTTTTATATAAAGACGGTGGTTACAACCAAAGCGATCTTCTTGGTACGTATACGGAATCATTAACTGTAGGAAATTTATACAGCGCAGAAATAAGTGTTGTTGGCGACGTTATAACGTGCAGGATTAATGATGTTGTTAGAATTACTGCCACGGATACAACAAAGACATCGGTTGTTGGTCATCCAGCAATAATAACTTGCGCATACCCTGCTATCGCTGGTCTTGCGGCTAGCGTATTAGGGTCAGCTACAACCGGATTTCACATAGAAACGTTTAATGCGTCTGAAGTTATAGATTTAGCTAATGGAAATTGGGCGAAAGAAAACGGCTACTTTTTCCACTGGCTAACCGATGTTGATGTATTCCGTGGGCCAATTGCAGGGGATGTTACAGAGCGCACTTACTTTACAGGTGACGGCGTACCAAAAATGACTTATTCGCCTATCGCAGTAAGCGGTGGCGGAACAGATTACCCAAACAATACTTATGATTTAGGTGTACCAGCGCCGACCGTTGCATTGACAGCGACGCCGGGCGCAGGGGGCGGTTGCGCTTCGTCTGACCAGACAAGTACCGCCTATGTCTACACCAACGTATCTGCCCTGGGTGAAGAGGGTCCGCCGAGTCCTCTTTCCTCGGTTGTCAATTTCTGCCTGGGGCAGACCATTGACTTGTCCGGTATGCAAACCGGGCCTGCTGGAAGCTACAACATTACGTTGAAGCGGATTTACCGCACAGCTTCCGGCTCTTCTTCTTATCAGCTTGTCGATGAAATAGCGGTCGCGAATACGACATACGCTGACACCAAAGCCGATACCGCGCTTGGCGAGAATATTCCAAGCACGGACTGGACGCCGCCACCATCGGATTTATTTGGTATCGGTATGCTGCCAAACGGCATTGGTTATGGCTTCTCGAAAAGCGATGTATATTTTACGCCAGCCTTTCTTCCTCATGCTTATCCTGCTGGCTCGGTGCTAACAACAGATTATCCGATTGTTGGCGGTGGTGCGTTCGATACCAATATTGTAGTAGTGACAGAAGGGACGCCGTATCTGATTACCGGCTCTGATCCAGAAAGCATGAGCATGTCAAAGCTCGATCTTGACCAGTCCTGCGTTAGTAAGCGCGGCATTGTGGGTCTTGATAGTTTTGGCGTTGTATATCCATCGCCGGATGGCTTGGTATCAATCAGGCCGGGCAGCGCGGATGTTGTCACTAAAAATTATCTCAAGCGTGATGAATGGCAAGCCTATAAACCTGAGAGTATTGTCGCCTTTGGGCATGAAGGGCAATACATTGCTTTTTATGATAACGGCACCACTCAGGGCGGCTTTATTTTTGACCCAAGCGAGCCCGAGTCAGGCTTTACCCATATTGATATGTTTGCCGCAGGCGGTTTTCGGGATCTTCTTTCGGATGAGCTGTATCTGATTATCAACAATAATGTTGAAAAGTGGGAAGGCAACAGTACGAAGCAAACGTACACTTGGAAAAGCAAAGAGTTTCGTTCTGGTGTTCCGCTCAATATGGGCGCTGCCCGCGTGTTTGCAAAAAGCTATTCAAACTTAACGCTGAAATTGTATGCCGATGGCGTACTCAAGAAAACAAAAGCGGTATTAAACAGCGATCCTTTTAGGTTGCCTGCTGGATACCTCGGCGAAAAATATGAAATTGAATTGACCGGTACTGACGATATTGAAGAAGTGCTTGTCGGTGAATCCGTTGACGACTTGAAAGCTGCCTGATGAGCCTTGTAACTGAAACAAAAATTCAGTCAATACCTGATGTTTCACGTATAACGGATGCGCAGACGCGCGCAGCATTAACGGCTATCAAGCAAATCCTTGATGTTCGTGAAGGTAAAGCCCCGCGTAATGAGCCGCTTGATAAATCGATTACTTGGCGCGGCCTGTATGAAGCTGGGTTGATTGATGTTTTACAAAACGGCAAAACAATCACCTTTAATGGCAATAACTCATCCGGGTTTGTTGCCAGCACCGTTGTGCCAAACTTATCGACGCCGCCTGCCCCGACTAATGTTGTCGTAACGGCTGCAATCGGCACAGTGGTTGTACGGTACGATGATCCGCGTTTGGCATACAGCAACCACGCCAGAGCAAGAATATACCGGGCTTCGGTAGATGACGTAGGGCAAGCTGAATACCTCGGTGCGTCCGATGGCTTAATGTACGTCGATAGCGATATCACCAGTGGCGGCACCTATTATTATTGGGTGGCGTTTGAATCTGATACCGCAGTCATCGGTGCTTATAATGCAGTGCCTGGAACAATCGGGCAGCCGTCATACGATCCGAGCTATGTTCTCGATATCCTGACGACGAAGTTTAAGCCAAGCACGGCATACGCGCTTAACAGTTACGCCATGCCGACGCCAAGCGCTGAAACCGGCCTTTGGTATAAGGTGACAGTCGCAGGTACGTCTGGCGGCACTGAGCCAACGTGGCCGACTGTTGTAGGTAACACTGTTGTCAGTGGAACAGTAACATTTGAAGCGATTGCAGCGGGCAGTGAAGTTATCCCGTTTATTATCGGTGATGTAGGTGGCAGCCCTGCGGTGGTAATGGATACTGCTTATATCGCAGACGCGACAATTACTACAGCAAAGATTCAAAACGCCTTCATGGATTCGCTTGTTGCCGCGCAGGGTTATATTGGCACGGCGCACATTGATGATCTGGCTGTAACCAATGCAAAAATAGCTAATGCGGCTATTACGAATGCAAAGATTGGCAATGCTGTTATCACAGGAGCAAAGATTGCATCTTTAGCCATCCTTACTGATAACTTAGAATATCAGGCAGTAACTATACCGAATGCCCTCTATACTTCTGGGAACGTTAATGCTTCAGTCGGCATAACTACTCTACAGAGTGTTGGGATAGTTTCTACAGGAGCAACAATTAGTATAAGTTTTGCTGTGTCAGTGTTAAACGTAGGTAATTATACTTTTGCTATTGAAGTGTATCGTGACACGACTATGATATATTCTAGTTTTGTGTTTACTAGGGGTAATACGGGCGATACGTATGGTGAAGCAATATCAGGCGCTATATCTGAAACCCCTGGAGCAGCATCCTACACATACCACCTTAAAATAAATGTAATCTCAGCCTCAGGTACGCCTATAGCCGGGCGTAGGTCTCTAGTTTTGCTGGAGACTAAAAAATGAGCAACATTGTTGTGTTTGACTCGATGTCTGGTGAAATACTCCGTACTGGACATGTGCATACCTATATGGCGGCCATGCAGGCCCAAGTTGGCGAAACAGTTATCGAAGGCACTGCAAATGATGCGACTCAGTACATCCTAGCAGGCGTTGTCACAGACAAACCGCAGCTCGCTTTAACGCCCGATAAAACCACTGTTATTGCTGATGGCGTTGACGTGTCGACAACGCTAAGTGTGCCGAATCCTACTAATGTTGTAATAACTGGTCCAGCTAATGACTCATTTCAAGTAACCGATGGATCGCTTGAGCTTACTTTTGATACTGCCGGAACATATACCGTTACGCTCTCTGCATTTCCATATCTTGATCAAACAATAGAGATTACAGCGGTATGAGGCGCAACGTAAGGACAACACGAGATTATAAAGATCGCGAAGAAACAAAGCGCGATTCTGTGCTGTCTGCTTTGCGCACAAAAACGCCGCAACAAATCGACGCTTATATAAACAGTAACGTTACTAACTTGGCCAGTGCGAAAGTTGTATTGAAAACGCTCGCAAAGGCCGTGGCATATTTATCGAGAAAGCTATGAAAGACTATATTGTTAATATTTTAATATCACTAGACCAACTGTTAAACACGTTGTTTCTTGGTAGTCCAGATGAAACCGTGAGCTCACGCTGTGGGAAGCGAGTAGGGAAATGTAAATTCTGCACATTACTGTGCAAGATCCTTAATAAGATCGATAAAAGACATTGCAAAAAATCTATTGAATGGGATGAAGGAGAAAGTAATGAGCACGCTTGACACACAAATACAGGCACAAACAAGCCGCCTGAATAACGCATTACTGCGCAAGCACCAATTGCAGAATGAAATTGATAATGCAGGCAGAGAAATTACTGAGGCGCAAACGTTCTTGGCTGGGATTCGGTTTGCACAACAGAATCAAGCCCCGCCCAATAGTGAGATAGAAGGTGAGGTTGAGCCGGCCTAGAGTCGGTTTTTTTATGCACATTGAACGGACATTTGATGTTGATTTGGTGAATCGGATTATTTCTCATCCATCTATTTATCCGTTTGTCTCTGACGATGGCGCTCCTGATGCCGTTAAGTTCGACTGCTTGAGTATGATCGATAATCATGCCTGCTATTTTCTTGCGCCACTTATTGATAATAATGTTGCAGGTATTTTTTTCTATCACCCTCACAACTCTATTACCTACGAAGTCCATACAAATATTCTTCCTGAATATCGTGGATCTATGGTTGTTGATATGGCTATCGCTTCGCTTGAATGGATGTTTTCAGGCACGTCATGCAAGAAAGTCATAACGCATGTTCCTGAGAATAACAGGGCTGCATACCGTCTTGCTAAAAAGGTTGGAATGAAAAACGAAGGAATTAATCGGGCAAGTTTTATGAAAGGTGGAAATATTATGGATCAGCATCTATTAGGAATCGTTAAAGGGGAGTTGTTATGCCAGCAGCAGCAATAGTCGGTAGCGCAGTATTGGGCGCGAGCGAAAGCCGAAAGAATCGAAAGGCAGCAAAAGGCGCTCAGAATCAAGCTGATTCTCTTGGCCGTGAACAGTTAGGTCTTGCCAAGGAAGAGTTTGCATATAAGAAAAAACTCGTCGATGACATGCTGGGTGATGCGAATTTATCTGAAGCTGATTACGCAAAGGGTATTGGCGAGGCCAGCACGGCGGTTCGTGATTCTTTTAGTAAGTCGGCTGAAATGGAAAAGCGTAGCCTGGGTCGATACGGGATTAACCCAGCGTCAGGAAAATTCAAATCATTGAATAAGCGCAACGCACTTAATCTGGCCGTTGCTGAAGCTAACGCAATAAACACAACACGTCGTAGCTTAAAAGATTATGAGCGTGGCGCAACGTCTGAAGCACGGTCGGCTGGACTTGGGTTAAGAAACCCGGCAATAAATGTTCTCGGTGAAAATTCTAATCGCGCTCAGGATAATGCGAACAATTATAACTCCGCAGCAAGCAGTTCATTAGCTGCCGGCCTGAATACGGCTGGGACGATTTACGGCATGACGCGCACGCCAGCATCAATTACGCCTACACCACAACCTGTGGCGCCAAGAACTGTAGCGCCAAGAACTGTAATGGCATAAGTAATTAATTTAGAGGATTAAATAATGGCACGTCATCAAGGTTTTTCGGAAGCAATTAATGCTGGTCTAAACGGTTATTTGAGAGGCCGTCAGATAAAAGAACAGGAACAGGATCGAGCGCATAACCGTAATCGTCGAACAAAGCTCGATGAGCGCGCCGACGAAGAGTATAACTACAATCTTGGGTTAAGGTCGCTGAATGAGGAAGACCAAGAATATAAGCGTGATCGTCGTGACAAGACCGATGCGCGAGCTGATGAGAATTATAATTACAATCTCGGTCTAAGGCCGCTCAAGGAAAAAGCACTCAAGAATAAAAGCGAAGCTGATGAGCTGTCCATTGAGCAGAAAAGACGCTTAGCCGACAAGGAAGGTCTTGTCGATGCGATGCGTTATCTAAAACTCGGCCAGCCTGATAAAGCGATGGCGTATTACAACCAAACTGGTGAAGGTCGCGTTAAGGATGTTCAAAAGCATCCTTCATTGCCTGATACCTGGATTGCTACCGACGCAAACGACGAAGGGTTCACCATTGCCCCTGACGATATATTGTCCGCGCTTGGTGCGAACCAGAAGCCAATCGCTTTAGGTGGTAATCAGCGCTTGGTTAATCCTAGCAGCGGGGAAGAGATTATCGGCATTGATCCGCGATCAGGAAAAGCTGGCGCGACGCCAGCCATCCTTCAAGAAACCAACGCGATCTATAAAAGGCTTCCAACGGTTCAGGGTGAAAATGACGATCAGCGATGGTTAAGGGCTCATGCCACGGCGTCACAGAAGTCCGCCACATCACCTCAAGACGCAAGGGCTAAGTTTTATTCAGGTCTGGTGACTACGTTGATGAAAAATGCGTATAACGAGGAAGAGCGGACAGCCGCTTCAACTCAAGCGCAAAATCTCACTGACGAGTTCATGGATACTTATTATAGTGAAGCTTCACAGCCTGCTCTTGGAGCGGGTGGTGGCACGCTAAGTCCTGAAGGCGGAGCACCTTATCCAGGAGCCCAGCAAGCGCCCGATGGAAACTGGTATGTAGAAAAAGATGGTAAATTTTATAAGGTAGAGCAGTAAATGAAGCTCACACCAGTTAGTGGTAATCCGTTCGAGTCAGCGCAGAATGATGCGCCAACGCTTATGCCCGTTGAGGGGAACCCTTTTGCAGATGATTCTTCATCCGATACTGACTATGAGGCAGAAATAAAAGCGTACGAGGATGAGGGTGGCGGTGTTTTGTCGTCTATAGAGAAGGGCGCTCGTAGGTTGTATCAAGGCGCTCTCGGTGCTGCCGCAAAGTTCAGTGAAGCGTCAGGTGCTAATGAAATTCAAGACACAATGTCTGCTATGTATGAGGAAAAGACCGGCAGAAAACTAGCTCCATTAATTCGCCCAAGAGAATCTTACAAGGATGAGGTTTCTGCGCAACAAGAGAAAATAGCTGAACTTCCAACACATCCAACAATGACTCGAGCATATAACGAGGCAAATAAGGCAGATGGATATGTAGGTGCGGCAGGCGATTTCATTAGTGAGGTTATTGATTCACCTGATACAACAGGATTTATAATTGACCAAGCGGCTGAGCTTGCGCCGCAAATAGTTACCATGCTCTTTGGCGCTAAAGGGATGGACAAAGTTCTTCCCGTCGCTCTTAAGGGAATTAAAAGGCAAGTTGCGACAATGGCTGGGGCTGGTTATTCCAGTTCATTTGCTAATACATACGGGCCTAATCTTGCAGAATCCATTGAGAAAGGGTTTAGCTTTGATCAAGCTGAAGTAAGGGCTTCGTTGCAGTCAATGACACAAGGCGGTGTTGATGCACTTACTGCCGCTGTGGTTCCGTGGAAAATTGGCCCAAACCAGTTTACTAATATTCCAGCGCAGACCTTTATTCAGATGATAGGTGGCGCAACAGGCGAGATTGCCCGCAGCGCTGTTGTTGGGGAAGAAGCCAGCCAGGCTGATGTCGTTGTTGAAGGTTTGCTTGAAGCGCTTGGATTGCCGGGCGATATTGCGGCTAATGTACTGACGCGCAAAAAGACAGACGCATCACCTCAGCTAACCCCGGTTGATGGCAACCCCTTTGAGCCAGCTGATCAAAGTCCGCAAACATCTCCCATTCGCGATATAGCTGATCAGCTTTCGCCAAAAACAGCCAAACTTCGCGACCGAATCTTAGCGACACGAGAAGCCAAAGCGCAAGAACAGAAAATCGCACAGGAACGTGAAGCGGCTTTTGCTGAAAGAGAGGCGGCCCCGGTAGATGATGCCCAGGTGCGTGAAGACATGATGATGCAGCAAGATCAGCCGCGTTATCTGAATAAGCTGCAGCGTGATGAAAATCGTTTGCCTGGCAAGGTTGATGCGGGGACTGAAACTGTTGAGCCGTTCGACGTTGTTTCAGAGCGCCCACTTGATGAGACTGCGCAGCAAGCATTGAATCAGGAAGCGCCGGCTAATAACGCTATGGCGGACGCATTAAGCCCGGTTGCAGATAAAATGCAGGGTGATAATTCACGCGCCGCACGATTACCGGCGAATTTGAAAGACCCACGTTTAGCCAGAGAAGACTACCGCGCCCCTTTGCAGCAAATGTCGGATGATCTGACTAAGGGCGGCGGCATTGCCTTAGTTGGCGGCCAGTTCTCAGAAATGAATCAAGATAAACCTGCTACTCAGGTTGACGACCCAATCAGGACGAGCAGCATAAACCCTGAATGGTTCCAAAATATGACGGCCCCGGCTGTTGACGGTTCGGCGGTTGATACGGGTTATTCGGTTAAAGACACTCAGCGCGCCGTTAATAAAGCGCTTGAAGGTAAATTGCTTGGTAAGCGTGAAATCCGCGTTATTGAATACATGCTCGATCAGGTTGAAGCCGACCGGACAAGCCCGGACAATATCGACTATGCGCGTGATACTCAGGCAGCAGTTAGACAGAAGATTGCGAAACCATTACCGCGTGGCGAAATTGCTAAGTTAATTGCAGACTCGCCAGAGATCAATTACGAGCCCGGTAGCCGTAGCGATGAATCGGCGTATAATTCTGAATGGGACGCTGAAACACGCAGCCTTGCAGACTTGGCAAGAGAAGCGTTTGAACTTGACCCGGCTGGTTACGATGCCCTGGTCGAGCGCACCGATAGTCTATCTGATTACGCTATTGCACAAGAATTAATTAAATTCACGAAGGAGCCACGCAATGCAGCACCTCAAGCCACGCAAACTGAAGAGCAAGCGGATGCAGGCGATCCACGACCGACTGATCGAAGACGAGAAGAGCGGTTACAAACAGAAGACAAAGACCTCCTTGGAGACAACACCCAAGCAGCCCAAGAAGTCAAAGACGCCGCAGTAGCGCAGGATAAAAAGCGCAGCCCCAATAAAGACGTTCCAGCCGATCAGGGTATCGCTGGCGATCTTTTCAGCGAGCAAGCCAACAATCAGGTTGATATTGAAGATGTTGTGTCTAAGCAGTCAGACACAAAACCCGTTGTGTCGCCTGAAACGGAAAATAACATACTCAAAACTGAGCCAAATCAATCAACATCTATCAATGCTCAGGAAATTGATAAATCCCCGCCCGACACCACCACCAAAACACCACAACAAGCGGCCTCTGATGAGGCCGTTTCTGATTCTGGGGGACAGAAAAAACAGAAAATCGATAAAGCGGCACGTAAAGCAATCAAGGATTATCGTGGCGAGCATCGCTCTCTTGTGGATGCGCCGGGATTTTATTCGGGATGGAATGATGCGAAAGCTGACAAGAAAGAAAACGTCAAAGATCTACCAGAAAGTCAGTGGGGCGCATACGACGATGGTTATACCGCTTATCGTGAGCATTCCGGTCAAATTGACTTTTCAGATAATGAAACTACTTCTGAGGCTGTTTCTACGTCTACCGCCCATGAATATGATTATAGCTCTTCTCAGGTTGCGCTCGATGGCGACGACATGATGCGTGTGCGCCAAACCGCCAAGCGGTTAATTGATGTTAATGACATAGATCCGGCTGAAGGTTTAGAAGAGCGTCCACACATCACCGTCAAATATGGGCTTCATACGTCAGACTCAACCGATCTTTCCAAGGCGCTACAGGGTGAGGGGAAAATCACCGCGACTGTTGATGGCGTTGAAATATTTGAGAATGATGAAAATGATGTTGTCGTGTTACGTGTCAGCAGCCCAGATCTTACCCGACTAAATAAGAAAATTGCCGACTCACTGGAGCATACAGATACATTCCCCGATTATAAGCCGCATATCACGCTCGGTTACGTGAAAAAGGGTGCCGGGAAAAAGTACGCCAAAATAAAAACTGACCTAGAAGGGCAGGTGTTCACTTTTAATGCCGTTGAATTCTCAGGTAAAGATGGTGGGCTAACAAAAATCAAGATGGAAGGCGTACAGCAGCCTATCAGTAAAAAGAAACCCGATATCCTCACACCGGTCAGCAAACGCGAAGAAAAGCCCAAGGCAGCACGCCCTGATGTAGATGTGACGGTTCCGGTTAGTAAGCGGGAAACTCCCAAGGTTAATGAAGATGTAAATAGCGATGTTGATGAATTTGCGACCAATCTGGAGGCCGAGCTGGGCCTGAAGTCATTGCACATGTTTTCGTCAAAAGGCGACCTGAAGTTGCAGACTATCATTGTTGAGAAAGATAAAAGGAAACAAGGTGTTGGAACGCAAGCGATGGAGCGTATCGTTGAGTATGCCGACGAGAAGGGATTTCGGGTCATCTTGACGCCAGCCGTGCGCGACGACTTCCAGGGTGTTACTTCTCGGAGCAGGTTAGTCAAGTTTTATAAACGGTTCGGGTTTGTAGAAAACAAAGGCCGGAACAAGGATTTTACGATCAGTGAGAGCATGTATCGTGAGTCTGTTGTTGGAGATGGAAAGACAGATTCACTTGTTACGGTTAGCAAACGGGAAAAGGTGGCTGTTGACTCGCTATCAAGCTTTGATGATTTCAAGTCGCGCCTATATGACGGGAAGGTTAAAGCTGATGAGTTTAAATCCGCTTTTGAGTCCGTTGTTGCAAATAAGGACAGTATTCTTTCCGAAATATCCAGCATGACTAAGCCTGGAATATTCAAACGTTTCTCTGGTCTTGAGTATCGCTACAAAAGCGAGAAAAAGGATAGGGTGATTGGGGCCGCATTCGATCGCATTACTGACGAGTTTAATCTTAGTGATTCCGTCAGCTTTATGATTGGCGGTGGAAACTATGAAGAGTCACGGCTTAACTCTATTCGTCAGAGTGTCGAGAAGGCCACCGACGAAAGTATTACTGAGCATTTTGACGAAATTATAAAGGCTCGCGATGAGCGAAATAAGGAATTTGAAGCTGCAAAATTAGGAGCTGAAAACCCTGAGAAATTAGAAGATTACATTCGCAATGTCAGGATAAAAATGGCAGAAGGAGCAACCTTTCAGGATGCCCGGATGACTTTATCGCCCGAGCAGAGGGCTACATTTGATACGTTGTTGGCAGAAAAAACCAGATCAGAAAGGGGTGCAAAAAAAGCAGAAGATCGGACAAGGGTGGGTTCAGCCGGCGCGACTACTGATACCGAGATTATCGAAACAAAACATACTCGCGATGATTATGATTTGTTTGTGGTGCAAACTGCTGAACGAGTTGACCGTGATATCTATAAAGAATGGTTATCTGCTGCCAAAAAAATGGGTGGTTGGTATTCGCGTTTCCGAGGCACTGGCGCTGTTCCTGGCTTTCAGTTTAAGACGCGAGAGTCCGCCGAGGCGTTTCAGAAGTATGTGAGTGCTGGCGATACTGATGCAGTGCAGGAACAAGCTAAGGTGCGTCGTGATGCGTTTGAGGACGATCGATCGCAATCCGCTGTTGAGCGCTTGAATGAAATGGCTGATCGTCTTGAAGGTCGGGCCGACGAGTCATTGGGGCAAGAGCGCAAAGTTAATACTTCACGTCGTGCCGGTATGGCGGCCAGAGCAGAAGCGTCCGCTAGTTACGATAAGGCGATGTCGGAAACTATGCGCAACATTGCTGCAGCTATTGAAAGCGGGAAAGCTAAGTTTCTTGATCGAGTCAGACAAAAAACACAAGTTGAAATGATGTCTACCTTTGTGAATTTGGCAAAGGATGAGCAGATCAGAAATAAATTTCCGGAATACCGGGATCAGGTAAAACGCAAAGGCGAAGCGCCGGATGCAGAAACGGCTGATTTCGCAACGTGGCCAACATACACAGCATTCCGTTCGGACTTGGCTAGGTTGGGTCGTCAGGCGCAAGAAACAGAAGGCATGAAGCTGATTGGCCAGAAAATCCTTAAGGTTGCGGATGATGTAACAAAGGAATATCTGAAGTTTGCCAAAGAGAATTTGAACAAGGTATCAACGTTTTCAACCAAGTCTGGAGATAGAGCGGCCTTCAAGAGCAAGGCAGCTGCTACTGAGGCCATCCGTCGGTCTGGCTATCGTGGGCAGGCTATCGTGTTGCCATTTAAGCGTGGCGAAAATCTTATTATTCTCAGTCCGTCTGAAGCGCAGAAACGTGGAATTTGGGATGGTGATGATGATAAGCGTATTACGCTGAATCCAGAGTTTGTTGAGAAGCTTATTGGTAAGGCTCGTCGCAAAAATAATCTAACCGTTCCTTGGCAGTTCGAGAGCGTTTACGAAAAGCGCAAGCGTCTTGATAGCATGGGGCTGGAGACACCTGCTGAGTTTCGTTCTGCCCTGCGTGAATTTGTCGCTTTACGTGAAGCGCCGGCTGAGCCTGACAAGATTAAAGAAATGGAACGGAAAATGATTGGCCGGGCTAAGGATGGTCTTGATTTTTTCCCGACGCCTGAAAGCGTTGCCGATGAGATGGTCGAGATTGCTCAGATTGAGCCTGGCATGACAGTGCTTGAGCCATCTGCAGGTATGGGGCATATCGCAGAGAGAATCCGCGAGGCGGGCGTCGAGCCTGATGTCGTGGAATTTTCCAGTAGCCGTCGTGAGCTTCTTGAGGCCAAGGGGCTTAATATTGTCGGCAATGATTTTATGGATGTTACCGATGGTGATTATGATCGAATCATAATGAATCCGCCTTTTTCGGATCGTCGTGATGCCGAGCATGTGCAGCATGCTTACGATCAACTTAAGCCCGGCGGTCGAATTGTTGCGATAATGGGTGAGGGTGTCTTTTTCGGCAAGGATAAAACTGCAGCCGCATTTCGTGAATGGCTGGAATCCGTAGGCGGAACTGAAGAAAAACTCCCAGAGGGATCATTTCAAGACACAAGCTTGCCTGTCAATACTGGCACGAATGCGCGAATGGTGGTGATTGAGAAGTCTGCAGATATTGGAGAGGCTAAGCTTTCCCGCGCCAAGAAAAAATCAACGCCGCTTGCGGCAGTGGAACTCGATGCGGTCATTGATCGGGTCGCCCCCTTCCTCAAAGGTGCGGACGGTGTAACGGTCGTCGACACTTTCAGGGATCTTCCGGCGGCGATACAAGATGACGCCAAAAAGCAAGACGCAGGGGATGGCGATGTAGAGGGCGTATTCCATAAGGGGAAAGTCTACCTTGTTCGTGACGCGATTGTAAGCGAAGAGCATGCCGAAACCGTCCTGCTACACGAATTGACGCACCGGGGCATGGATGTCATATACGGCAATAAGGGCGTTAATGCCGCTATGAGAAAGCTGTACATGGCGATGGGTAGCAGTAAAGGGTTGAACCGGATTGCGAAGGACTTGGGTATTGATCTCAAGCCATATCGCGAAGGCTTGTCATCGACTTTTCCAGACGGAACGCAACGCTATAGTAAGGAACAGCGAGCAAATATACTGGTTGAGGAAGTGATTGCGCATCAAGGCGAATTAAAGCCATCGATCCAGAAGCGGATTCGTGAGCTGATCGGGGCCATCAAGGAATGGCTGCGCTCGCATGGCCTGACTAAGCTGGCGTCAAAGTACGGCGCGAATGATATTGCGTATATGGCGAAGAAGGCGCGTGAAGCCGGCAGTGGTAAAGCCAGCAAGCGTGGCGCGACTCGTTTTATGGCGACGGGTGCTAGTGAGTCTGAATCAGAATCAGTTTCTATGTTTAGCCGGAAGTCTGAAGAAGACGCCACCAACGCACTACCTGAAGAATCTCGCGCCCAACAAATATGGGACACGCTGGTATTTAAAGCGCAGGATAAGTTCGCGCCATTGCTGAAGGTTCAGAGGCAGGCGGAAAAGAAACAAGGCGTTGACGAGCTGCTCGAGGATCAAGACGCTTACCTGGCAGAGCTTCGCTATCATGGAATGACCGGGGCAAAGATCGAGGATTTCCACGAAGATCATATCCAGCCACTACTTGAAGCTATTCACAAAGCCGATTTGTCGCTGGAAGAAATCGGTGAAGTATTGCATGCCCGGCATGCGCCAGAAGCTAATGCGCAGTTGAAAAAAATTAACCCTGATCGTGAAGATAATGAAGCGCTTTCTGGAATGTCTAATGAGGAAGCGGTTCAGGTTATTAAGGATTTCAAAGAACGTGGACAGTTGGATGCGTTGGAGGATATCGCTAGCCGGGTTGATATCATCACCAAGGCTCGGCGTGATCTGTTGCGCGAATCAGGTCTTGAAGCCAATGAAACAATTGATGCGTGGGAGAATGCTTATAAGTATTACATTCCGCTTCAGCGTGAAGGCAAGGGTAAAGGCATGCCGCGCAAAGGCAAAGGCTTTGATACTCGCGGAAAATCGAAGCGTCGGACAGGTAGTAATCTTGATGTTGCGAACGTTCTTGCCCAGGTAGTGGCTCAATACGAAGCCACCGTTATCAGGTCGGAAAAAGCAAAAGTAGGCAAAGCCTTGCTGGATTTCGTAAAGGCGAACCCTGATGAGAAGCTGTATACCATTGATAAGCCTGACTACAAAGCAACCTTTGATAAAGATGGTTTAGTCGTGTACCGACCCGACACAAGCTATATCCTTGCTGATAACGTGCTGTCAGTTCGCATTGATGGTGAAGAACATCACATTACCTTTAATGAGAAAAGCGTTGATGCGATGCGTATTGCGCGCTCAATGAAAAACCTTGGCGCGCAGGATGCAGGGGTAATTGTTAATGCGCTATTGAAGGTTAATCGATGGCTGGCTTTAGTGAATACCAGTGCAAACCCTGAGTTTGTTATATCTAACTTTGCGCGAGACATGCAGACGGCAGGCTATAACCTGAATGACACTGAAGCGGCCAATATGAAAAAGGCCATATTCAAGGATGTCGGTAAAGCATGGCGCGGTATTCGTTCCGCTCAAAAAGGCAAACTGGATCAGGCGTGGGCTAAACACTTTCGTGAATTTAGGGATGCCGGCGGCAAGACGGGCTGGATGGATCATTACCGGGATATTGATCAGCGCGAAACGAAGCTGAAAAAACTGCTGCGAGAAATGCAGCCGGGCAAGATAATGACGATCAAGCGTGGCCTCAATAATCTTATGAAGTTTATTGAGGATGAAAATACTGCCGTTGAAAATGCGGTGCGCTTATCGACCTTTGTGCATGCTCGTAAAGCAGGGATAAGCGAAGCTAAGGCGGCAAGAATCGCCAAAGAGCTGACAGTAAACTTTAACCGGAAAGGTGATTCTGGTCAGGTTCTTAATGCCCTGTACTTGTTTTATAACGCATCGATTCAAGGCTCTGTCCGCTTGATTATAGCTGCACGTAAAAGCTCAAAGGTTCGCAAGATGATGCTCGGGACTGTTGCCTTTGCGGTGATGCTCGACATGCTTAATCGTTCGCTGGGCGGCGATGATGACGATGGCGAGCCACGTTATGACAAGATACCCGATTACACTAAAGCGCATAATCTAATTGTCATGCGTCCTGGTGGCGATTACTTCAAAATTCCACTGCCGTGGGGCTATAACGTAATGCACGTTACCGGGCAGGTACTTGGCGAAGCAATGTCAAAGAAAGGGTTTAAATCTACCGATGGCGCTATGCGTGTGTTGAGCTCAGTAATGGGTGCATTTAATCCTATAGGCGGTGAAGAATCAATCTTGCAAATGGTTTCACCAACAATCACCGATCCTTTCATTCAATGGGGAACGAATAAAGACTTTGCCGGAAGACCTCTGCGTCCTGCGGATAATCCATTCGGCGTAGATAAGCCGAACTCTCAAAAGTATTGGGGTAGCGTACGTGAGCCGTCACGCTATATTACTGAGCAGCTTAACTCTTTAACAGGTGGTGATGCTGTGCGTCCAGGTGCGGTTGATATCTCGCCGGAATTTTTCGACCTGATGTATGACACGGTAACAGGTGGTGCTGGCCGGTTCCTGGGCGATACTGTGGCGACGCCGATTAAGATATTGCAGAAAGAAGAAATTGAAACGTACACTGTTCCGCTAGTTCGCAAGCTGTATGGTACTCAAAACCCAAGAAGGATGGTGTCTTCATATTATAAAAATATGGAAGATATCCGCCTTGTTGAGAATCAGATTAAATTCTATCGTGAAGATCCAGAAAAAAGGCGGTCTGTTAAGGATGAATTCAACGCTCAATATCGATTAATTGGAAGGGCGAAACAATACCAAAGCCAGATCAGAAAACTGCGCAAGAGGCGAAACCAAATTAAAAATACCAAAAAGCTAACCGATCAAGAGAGAAAGCTGAAGCTTCAGCCTATTGAAGACAGGATTAATCTGGTAATGACGAAGTTTAATAAGCTGTACAGGGAAAAGGTGGTGATGCCTTAGCGTTTCTTTTTTTTATCGTGGTATCCAAAGAAATGATCGAAGTCGCCGGCCATAAACTTTTCAAATAATCGGATGGCACCATAAAGCAAGACCCACATTAGCATGAGGGCGACAATCTCTGTAAGGGTTATCTCCATTGCTTGATGCTACTCCGACCTGATGCTTGGGGTCAATAGCGAGGGCTGTTGCTAATTGATGCTGAATTGGTAGTTTGTGACTCGTATTTTACTCTCCAAAAAATGTAGCCAAAATTCACTAGCCCCTTCATAACTTATTGAGATAAAAGCGTTTCGCATTTCAGTCTTTTGGTAACAAAAATGACGTAACAGTATGATATTTATCAAAATACGACAGGACTTAAAATCCCTTTTTAATGAAAATAAAGGCTTTAAAAACAAATAGTTACGGTTAAATTTGTTACCAAAAATATAAAGTTGTTACCAAAATTATGCCTGGGTGGCGGAACTGGTAGACGCAGCAGACTTAAAATCTGCCGACCCAAAGGTCGTGCCGGTTCGATTCCGGCCCTAGGCACCATGCTCATTTCAGCGGCCCCACGCGCTCACCTTTACGGTTTTTCACATAATGCTCAGTCATGACAACGGTAGAATGTCCAAGACGTTGCTTGGCTGTTTCCAAGTTTCCTGTGTCGGTTGCGCTTTTTGCCCGAATATCTCTCATTTGGAAATCGACGCCAGAACCCTTGCGAGCCTTCTTGAATCGACTGGTCAGCGTCCAATAAGATAGCGGTTGACCGTTATCATCTGCCACCAGGTACATGCTTGGTACTGACCTTTCCCTGGACAGTATGCGATCAATAGCTTTGGCAAACTCACCAGTAATGTTGATGCCTAGTTTATGGCCGGTTTTGTTCTGTTTTACCCATAATGCACCTTCTCGGATATCTGCTCGGGTCATTTTTAAACAGTCTGCCGGACGCTGGCCGGTGAATAGCATCAGGTCAAGAACGTCTTGTAGGGCAGGGTGTGCACACTCATACAGGCTCTTGAATTCTGCGTCTGTCACGTACTTATCGCGACCTTTTTCCTTGTTTCCACGGATGCCTGCGCATGGATTTGGCTTGTCTGAGTAGCCATGCTCGCGGGCGTAATTAATAATATGGGAGAGTAAGGCTTTTTCGCGGTTAGCCCTGACCTTGGCTTTTCGCTTGGTCATATACATTCGGACGTGTTTGGGCTTGATATTGTCCAGTAAAATATATTTAAATATCTCATTTAACTTCTTGAGTTCTCTGAAGTTATCTTTCTGTGTTGCTGGCGATTTATTTGGCACAATGTCCCTAAAATAGCACTGAGACACTTCGTTAAATGTCTGCGGATTATCTGGCGCCGGGGTGTCACCTTCGATCTCCGCCCACTTCTTTAGCGCTTTTTCGTAGTTGTGTCCTAGATTAATTGGAGTTCGATCACCCAAGGATGGCCGGTAATAGTAGGTGGTCTGTTTCTTTCCATTTCGCGGAAACATGCGCGGCGGAAGGTTATGATTGACTGTTTTTTGGCGGCCCATAGTGGACATAATCTATATCAACCTTCCCATTTATCAAAATCTGGCTCATTACTGGCCGGTTCCACAGCCTTAACCCCTAATGCGTTGGCTAATGCCAATCTGTGAACGCGGGGTAGTCCATTCCTCGATACAGCATAAGGCACTTTGAGATTATCCAGCCACTTTCTGACATACATAGGCTTACGATAATCGGACAGCTCTTGAAGGTCTTGAAATGGTACGATCTCAGGGAGCATTTCTACGCCGCTTTCTCATTCAGCACTGACCCAAGATAAATAGCGAAGTAATGGCTATCGGTTAGTGGTTCCCCGTTCATAGCTGGATGGTGACGTGTTTGCACCACGCGAATTGCTGAAAATTCCACCCTCATAAATGGCGAACCCTTTGAGTAACCGTTGCGAAAATGCACTTCATCAAAGTCATTACGTAATCTGCCGTCAGAAGTCATCAATCTTGATACCCAATAGTTCTTAAATTCTCGATATTCAATAGTTTTTGAGCCGCTGGCTATCAAATCAAACCATTGTTTTTTTAATGTTAAATGTAAGATTTTCATCGCTCACCGTTCCAACGCTGGGGCTCAATATCTTTACGTAAATACAAGGGATGGCCAGGCTCGCCTTGCTTTGTAATTTTCAGGCAGTGCAGCTCAATATTACTTTCTCTTAGCGTGGCAACGATATTTTTTGATCTATTTTCGTGGCTACCATGATTACCCCAGGCACATACAACTATTCCTGCATCAGCGGCTTGCTTGGTAATATAATCATCGTTATCTGGCCCAACGGGATCATCCTGTGATTTCATATCTTTAGGTTTGGTTGCTCTATAGGCAAAAATATTACATACGACCAAGCCACCATAGCCCCATTGGGCAGCATATCTTTGACACCGCTCTACAGTCGGATCGTTATTTTCTTCATCTGCTGTGCTTGGGTTTAACATCAAAAATAAGGCGTAGGGGTTTTTATCCCAAAACCGCCAAAGGCTGTACCGGTACTTTTCGCAATGAGAAAATGTTGCGCCTTTAATCATTGGCCTTAACCTGTTGCAGTGCTTGTTTAGCTATTTCATTCATTGTTTTTGGGAGTGCTGATAATTTCCAAAGCTGTTTCACAGCCTGTTTCTACAGTAAGCTTTTTTCCGTCTGGTCTAACGCCAACGACATAAGCGTACCGCTCAATAATTACCCCTGTATCTCCAGCTTTCATTGTTCGGTTTTTAGTTGTTATATCCTTTGTGGCGCGCACCCTTGTCCACAGATCCATTTCTTTAAATGCTGGATAACTCATAGCTCAATCACTAATTTCCCTATATTTCCAAGACCACCGCCTATTAACGATTCCAATACATGCCCCTTTTCGTTCTATATATTCAAGCCATCGATAGTCTTCACGCGCAACACGAATAGGTATTAAAGCGAAGTATCTATGCCACTTCTCTAACCTTGCTATTTTTAAGGCGTATTTATCTTCTTTAAAACTAAGCTTCATCTGCGGTTGCCTCGGCATATTGCCACTTCTTCACAATATCTGAAGTTTTAAGGTTGTTATCCTGTGTTAGCCAAGCGCCAGTTAAATCCCAATACTTTGCTACACCCTTGACCCCTGACTCTGTAACCACATAGACGTCAACACCCGTCTCCGGCTTTCTGTCTTTAGCTAATATATAAGTCATTTCTCACTTATTGCATCATCTTTTGATGACTCTATTAGCACCATTTTCAATGCGTTTAGTTCCTGCCTTGCGTGTGAATGAGATTGTTTAATGCGAGCCAATAGTCGTTCCTCAACAAACATCATCTGCGATTCTATTTCTATGCTTTCTTGCGTGCTGCCAATATCAGTTAATTTATTTTCAAGGCTGATCCTTTGGCGTAAATAGTTATGGTATCCGTCGTTATCAAGCATCATCCCACCTCTTTACTATTGTCATGCTCAGCAATGATGTTCCTAAAAGCTTCTTGCACTGCTTTAATGATTCGACATAGGTATAGATAATCTGAGTTTGATTTTTTTGGCAAACTATTATGCCATTCAGTCATGTCTGGCCCATACATAGCATGTAAAAATTCATGGTCATGCCAAGGATCATCACGCCAGCATTCAATGCCTTTTTCTTCCGCTGACTCTCGTATAGCATCGATATCGTATACATGGTCATCAATATTGCTGAGCTTTCCTGCGAGGTAATGCTCGTTACTTTCGTAGAAGAATATAGCTACTGAGTTACAGCCCATCGACCCCCAATAGGCTGTCCATGCTTTACCGTAGCATTCGATAATTATCTTGCCTCTTTCTGATCCAAAATCCTCAGTAATTACAGAAACAGGATCAAGCCGGTCTAAGTCAGTTAGAACTAATTTTGTTACTTGTGATGTTGTTGTTTTCATTTCTCTACCCCGTTACCCAGCCCATTTACGCCAAGGATGCCCGTCAGTCTTATGCCGCCTATTGCCAACACTTGCACTGTGCGAAACTAAAGGGCGTATTAAGCGTCTACCAGTATCCCCGCGCTGCTTTCGTGAGCGTATTGTCGTTTCAGGCAAGCCGCTTGCTTCTGACAATTCACGTGCCGGCATAGTGTTGCATTGCTCGTCTGTGAGATTGTTTGTCATGACTGCTTAGATTCTTTGTAAGCCTGCTGAACATTATTGAACCATTCATCATTGCCGCCGCGATCAGGGTGTGAGTCTTTTCTTAGCCGCTTATAGTTTAGATCGATGGCTGTTCGCGATGCGTCGCGCCTGCACTCAAGAACATCCCACCAATCACTTATGGATGGCGGTGGAAGCGCTGCATATCCGCGAAATGTAGCCCTCACAATATTGAGCCCGCCATGACGAAGCTTTGTCCGTTCTGCCTCAATGCAGTGATGGATAGCTTGCAGATTTTCCTCAACCTTTGTGTATCGATCTACAGCAATGCAGGTGGATATTCCGTCCCATGAAAAATACACGGCGACGCCTGAATCATTTGGCCGAAGATTACCCAGGGTGACATTCGACGAGATAATTTGATTCTCAATCTTTTTGCCTGAGTCATTAGAAAACTTCTTAAGCGAATCTGTCACGTTCTTGAGCGCGCCGGTTAAGCTAGTTTTAAACTGACTTTTTGTTGGCTTACTCGTTCTCGACCAATCTTGGGGCCATGACAGGGGATACGCTTCTGTTTTTGATGCCATTGTTTATGCTGCTCCCTTTTGCTTAGCTACTGTAGTTACGCCAACATTTGCTTTTACCAGTGCTATTGCTACGTTGGGCGATACCGAGTTGCCACACATCCGTACTTGGGCTGCTTTGCTAAGCTTTCTGCCATTGAGCTCTACGTCAATGATGTAGTTGTCAGGAAACCCTTGTGCGCGGTAAAGCTCACGTGGTGCCAGCATTCGCATTCCAATATCAACGATCTGATATTCTTCGCCGTGAACCGTCACAAGGCCGAACCTGTCTTTAGTTGTAACCGTGTGCATAGGTTTATTGAGGTGCGGATCTTGATCGGTTCCATAGTATTTAATAAGAAAGGCTCGAACCTCGCCAAGATGAGTGCCTCCAGCCGTTATGGTTGGCGCTGGCTTGTCGATGGGCTGGCCGTCTTTACAGCTGCCGCGTAGCTTGATCATGTGGCTGGCTACCAGAGAATGATGATCGACCGTTGTTACCGTTCCGATGGGCTTATCGATTTCGTGACCGATGACTCCGGTATAATGTTTAGCCAGGAATGCTGAAACCAAAGCAAATGAGCCACCCTTTGGAGAGGCGGTGATAGTGCGTAGCGGCTCATCAATATCATGAGCAATCACACTTCCATTGTAGTTGGCGATAGGAACAATAAATGGTTTGGCGCTGCCTAGAACATAACGCTTAACGCCTTTGGCAATGCGCGCCATTGTAGCTTCAGCCAGTGGACGGCGTACTTTGATTGCTCGGCCTTCCTCTTTGGTTAAGAAAATTGATGGTGTTGGCAATTTCCAATCCATGCAGTCTGCAGCTGTTTTGAATGGCTCAAGCCTTTTCCCTTTGCCATGCGTTGGTTTCGGCCAAACAATTGGCCGGCCATCACAGCGAGCAATTAGGAATAGGCGTTTGCGGATAGTCGGAGAACCATAGTCGCATGCTCTCAGTTGCCGGTGTTCTACCTGGTAGCCAAGATCGATCAGCTGTTGCTTCCAGCGACGGAACGTGTGGCCTTTACGAACAGGGCAGGGTTTGTCGTCATCTTTCAGTGGCCCCCAATCCTGAAATTCCTCGACGTTCTCTAACATGATCACTCTGGGTTTAACCAGCTTTGCCCATTTAACGACAATCCAAGCTAGACCACGGATCTTCTTCTCTACTGGCTTGCCTCCCTTGGCCTTCGAGAAGTGCTTGCAGTCTGGACTAAACCACGCCAGGCCGACCGGCCGGCCATTTGTTGCTGTAATTGGGTCAATATCCCAAACGCTTTCGCAGTGATGCTCAGTATGTGGGTGGTTCGCCATGTGCATGGCAATTGCTTCAGGGTCATGGTTGATGGCGATATCAACATGGCGTCCAAATGCTTGCTCAATGCCATGACTCGCGCCGCCACCGCCAGCGAAGTTATCGATGATTAGTTCTCTAGCGAACATGAAATCCATTTGTTCTGAATGTGCTATCACTTAAGTAACTCCTAAATTCGTTCGCTGTTTATTTTTATTAGTTTTGGCATTGCGTGGTTATGCTATGTTGGGAATCTTTGCCGATACTTTTATTTCACTACCGCCAAGAACCGCATTTCCGCATGTAACCAGCCCATTTTCTTCATCCATTGAGGGAACGAATACCAGCACATCAAACCCAGCGCGCTTTAAATCGTCTTCTGGCTTTCGGTATGGCAGATATGAGTCATACCCACCTATCGTGGAGATATTATTGTCGCGGCATGAGTTGTTGTTGTGGATAGGTGTGATCTTGCACATGAATTTTTCTTTATCAAACAGTGTTGATAGAAATTGTGCGTCAATCTCATAATCAGTAGAATAAGCAAAGTTGAGGCAATATTTTCTACCAATTGGATTTGGTAAGTTTTCTGCCAATTTTGAAAAATGTATTAAATCCATTGCCATTCCACCGAACATTTCATCACGTTGCGATGGTGATGTTGAATTAATGCTGAATTGAAGCCCAGCTTGACCGTTGTATAAATCGTTTTTAATACTGCACCACTCGTACAGCTTATCTTCCAGGCCAGAGAAGTCCTTTGGCAAAGATGTTGTTAAAACCGGATGGATAACCTCAATTCGCAGGCCCAGCGAGTGCTGTATAATGTCTTTTGACTTATATAGCCATCTTGCAAACTCAAATACTGCTTTATTGAAAATAGGTTCCCCCATCCTTGCAAAGTGAATGTTTAACCGCTCTGTATACTTTATTTCAGGGAAACACTTAACAGCATTAAAAAACTGCATTTTCAAATCGTCAAAAGTCGCATTTCCTTGCCACGAAACATTCGGAACATCACAAAAGTTACACTTCATGACGCAGCCATATTGGGTGCTTAAAGTGATTACCCATTTCTCTGTTAATGGCATGCAAGGGACATTAGGAACACCGTTTATTTCTTTTGTGTAGCCAAGAAAATCAGCCTTTACATTAACGGCTTTTCCGTAATCGCCTATCGACAATGTTTCCAGCTTACCTTTTGAGTAATCGTCAACAATTAAATATCCAGTTGGAAGCGTATATTTTTTCATTATAATTTCTCAGGTAAGTATCAGAATGGAATGTCGTCGTCGAAATCGTCAACATTCGCTTGTTGCGCAGGCTGTGCAGTCTTAGCCTGAGCAGTGCTGTTATTCTGTGCTGATTGTTGGTTGTCACCCCTGCTACCAAGCATCTGCATGCGGTCAACAATCACCTTTGTTGAATACCGCGTTACACCGTCTTTTTCATACTTGTCCGTTTTCATGCGTCCAGACACGAACACTTGAGAGCCTTTCGTTAAATATTTTTCGCATATCTCAGCAAGTTTTCCGAAAGCGGTTAGATTCACCCATTCCGTTTCTTCTCGTTTTTCGCCAGACTGTTTATCAGTCCACTGACTGCCTACAGCGATAGAGAATGAAGCGACCGCACCACCTGAAGGCATGTAACGAATTTCGACATCTTTACCAAGTCTGCCTATAAAATTACAGTTATTTAAATCGTTAGCCACGTTAAGAAGCCTCCTGAGGTTGTGGTGTGTTTTGCATATCCCGCATAGCCTTTGCTTGCTCCCAGATCAAAATATGACTGGCGACAATGGCCTTATGCTTGTCTTTGTATTCCAGCTCGTTAACGTATCTTGAGATGGGTTCTTTCATATCAAGCTCGACTTGGTGAAGCACGGCTTCTTCTTCGCCGGTAAATTGTCTGCCGTCGGTTGATTCATAAACGGGAATGTTTATTGTTTTAATATTATTCATGCTGCCCTCTAATGGTTATTTTTATGCTGCGCTTGATGTCGCTAGGTGGTCTTGAATTGCCCAATAGACAGCCATGCAAGCATTCACATCAGCGATGGCCGTGTGTGCGTTTTCTAGCTGCTTGCCGGTGAAATGCTTGTAGGCTTCTTCGAGTTTAGGAAGTTTTCCTCCCATAATTTTTCTTGCGTTTTGACAAGTACAAAAATACTGGCCATCTTTCCAATCGCCAACCGCGTCTTCATCGCCGTATCGTTTCGCAGCAATGCGAATAATTCTATTATCGAATGTCGTGTTATGCGCTACACGCAAATCGCAAGATTCTTGCATCATTAAAATAATGTCGAGCGCAAGCGATTCTGGTACCCCAACACCAACAGCCTGATCCATTGTTATTCCATGGATGTCGGTCATTTCTTGGGGGATTTCCCAATTATCCGGCCTAACAATGACGTTCACACTCTGGATTACTTTTCGTGTGCTGGCTTTAACAACATGAGCTGCGAGCTGAACTATGTGAGGCTGATCTTTCCCGTCAGACGGACTTTTCCAGTCAACCATTCCGTTTGTTTCCGTATCAAAAAATAAAATATGCATGTCTTCCGACTCATTAAGTTTTTCCATTACGCCGCTTCCTGTTTTGATGTTGAGTAATAAGCCTGGACGCCGGGTATGTCGCCGCGCTCGATTGCAGCCAGGATGGCCAGTGCCTTTTTTTCAGACATTGGTTTGGCTGTTTCTCTGATTGCATTGATTGCGTCTTCTTTGTAGAACGTTGGTGTAATATCTTCCCGTGGCTCTGTTTTTGATGATCGTTCTGCTGGCCCGGGATGGCCTAGCGTTCGCGATGGATTAACAGGCGCGCGGTACTGCTGCTTCTCTACCTGTTCATGATTAGCCTGCGCTCCATTCTCGGTCTTTTTATCTGCTTCCGCTTGAAGCTTGGCTGCCTCTTCCTGACGGATTTTTTCACGTTCAGCTTCAAGTCGATCTTCTTCAGATTTCTTGTGTTCGTTTATCCGGCTGTTGATCAGCAACACTAAGTCATCATTTGCTTTCGTGATGATCTGCATAACATCACTGAATAGAAACTTATAATCTGACGCAAGATCACGAAGCGAAGCCAGGTTGATGCGTATTGCTTCTGCTTTTGCGCTGACCTCAATCTTTACCCGTGCCAGCTCATCGTTTGCAGCACCTCGTATTGATGTGATGGTACGCTTGCCTTTCATGGCACCGGAAAAATCAACACCAAAGGCCGGAAGGTAATTTCCGCCAAGCCCTTCATTTGTGGTGGCAATGTGCGCCTTAAATGAATCCATTGCTTCGCGTAGTATTTCAGATTTAATAGTGGCCTTCTGCGCCTTAACAAGCTTTTCAAGTGACAGTCGCTTGGTGCGCAGCTCTTCGCGAAGCCGATCCATGGTGTTGAATAACGTTTCAATATCTGTGGTCTGCGCAATGGCTTGCTGCTTAACAAGGTCGAGCTGTTTCTCTGCCTTGCCGCAAAACTTAACGGTTTCTTCTGCATTGGCAAAGTCTTCGTCGGTCTTCAGGTCGGTGTTAATGTTTCGGATAAAATTAAGCGCGCTCGATTCATACACGGTAAGGTTCGAGTTTTTTACGCCGCCATGGACTTCAACAAGCAAAGAAGGCAATTCCATAATAGGTGTTGCGTCCGGCTTGATTACTTCTGGCCGGTGTTCGTATGCGGCAAGATCGATTGCAAATTGTTTCCAATGAGCAATAATTTCATCGGCAAGAGAGTCATCTGACTCATACCATAGCTGAACCATACCTTCCTTTACGCCTTTGCTCGCGACGAACAGACATTTACTGCACCCAGAAATCATCATCTGCTGCTGCATCTGTACCTTATATTGCTTGTCGAGATCGTCTATTGTTTCGACTTTAGTAAGTGAGCTGTTAAGGGTTTTGTGTTCAAAGCAAAACGTTTTTGAAAAGTCTATCCCGTCAAATGATGCTGAAAGTTGAAGTCCGTCAATCTCAAGAAATCCAGTTATTGGATATAATTCTTCGCCCAGATTAGCTTCTATTATTTCGCGAGCCATTGATTCAAATTTATGACCATCATCAAATATCGCTTGAGTGGCCGGCGTTACCTCTGGAGTAATCCCGGTTTTTTTCTCATGTAGCAGTTCGTCGCGTGTCTTATAGCTAGACAATCCCATTATTACAGGAGCATCGGACGCATTAAAATGCGCAGCTCTATGGGTATGCCAAGAGTTCGAGCCCTGGGTTAATTTTAATATCTTCATAAAGTCGCTCCTTCTGTTAATGTTCTTTCAATTGTCCACTTATTCCTTTTGATTCTCTGCGAAATAGTTTCAGACTTAATGCCGGTTCTATTACTCCAGCCTTTGTACGTATCTGTTATTCCACGGAAGGTTAGTGTCTTGTATTTTTCTGATGGCTTGATTAAGTCATATCCTGACAGCCCTGAACTAATGCGAGATTTTATTACGGACCAATGCAGTCCACATTCGTCAGCCCACGCTTGCATAGTTTTTGTTACGCCATTAATCGTAATTGTATGGTTCGATCTTTTGTTGTTGGCCTGTTCTTTTGCTGTCGCCCAGCGGCAGTTCGATGGCTCATAATTTCCGTTATTATTTATTCGCTCAATGGATGATCCTTTAGGTCTTACCCCCATATCAGAAAAAAAGCTTTCAAATGAATTTACCCATCTATCGCAAACTTTTATTCCTCGACCGCCATAATTTATATATCCGATTCCATTTGAGTTTAGGCATCTATTTTTCATAGACATCCATGTTCTATATTCACCACTTCCTGTCATCTTGTGGGATGCGTGAACCTTTGATGCAATTTCAGCATGAAGGCATCCGCATGATTTAGTGCTGCCTCTATTTAGATTTCCGCCAGCGACAATACAATAATTTCCGCAAGTACACTTGCAATTCCACTGGTTATTGACTCCAATTCTTCCAGCATAAGACAAGACGGTAAGCCTTCCAAAAACATTCGAGGTTAAGTCTTTAAAAAGTCCGTGCCTTGGAATTTTCACAGCTATCATTTTTGTGCCGCTTTAATTTTTACGATCTGCTGATCTGAAAGCGTGTATTTGCTTTCAATCATTAATATAATTTCGTCAGGCGTTTTCTGTCCTGATTTAATCGCGGATGCCCACTTATCAAAGTTCTCTTCAAATTTGTTTTGTGGATAACAAGGTAATAGGGTGGCTTCTTGTGTTGCTTCTGCGTTTACTTCTGGCGTGATATCAACCTCAACACTCTTGCCTTCCATTTCCTCAGCTGTTGGCTGCGCGCCAATTTCAGGAAAGGCTTTGCGTAATGCTTGGGCTTCCGCGCATTTTGATATCTGCCCGTATGGGCGTTTTGCCCACATAGCATTTGGCGCGATCGATCTTTCTTTTCCGCCTTTTACTGCGTAGTTTTCTTTCCAACGCTCAATAGCTGAAAAATCCGCTATAGTTCCGTCTGACAGCCTGCGCTTTACGACAACTTTGCACCAAACAGGGTAAGTGATTTCTACGCCGCCAATATTCTCGGTGATATCATCGCCAAATTCCGGCTCAGAAACGCCCGCATAATCACCGCCTCGCGCAGCCATGGTTCGGTATAACCCAATGCCGGGCATTATTACGTCCTTCATGCGCCCAAGGTTTCTATCCCACATAGGCACGATATGAACGGGCTTCTGCATAGGGTCAAGACCGGAAGCCTTGCAGTACGCGAGCACCATGCTTACGCTTGCAGGCGCAGCGCCCGGATAAAGGCTGGTTGATAAAACTGAAATTAATTGTTGTTCGTCTATCGCTGAGGGCAGCGTCGCAACTTGTGTATTCATCACTCCACTCCATACGCTTCTTTCAGGCTTCTAACGTGCTGTGCCTGTACCAGTGATTCGATAACTCTGCCTAAACTTGCAGAATCCCCTTTGTTTATAGCGTCTGCGCATAGTTGCGCGTTTTTACCTGTTGCGATTATCTCTGTCATTGCCTCAATGTAATCGCCCTCGGACAATGGCTTTTTGACAGCTTCTTCAAACGCTACATGACGATCCGCTATTTCAAATTCTTCAGCGCACATGCTCATGACTGAGCGGCCTGTTTAAAGTTTGGAAGCCCTTTATTGATCTTGTTTAAAAATCTAACTTCGCGAACTGAATTGCGATAGTTCTCCCAAAACACGCGATTTTTTTCGCTAGATGGTTTGTATTTTTTAGGATTGAATTTCATAATGTTTCTCCTATGCCACTTCAGGTGGCGGCTCATCAGGGTTTACTAAAAATTCTTCGATAGGCGCTCTAGCAATATCAATAATTGCCTGATTCAGTTCGTCGGAAGCAGTCGTTGTTAAAGCTGTCTTTTTGCTGCCACGATATTCATCCCATGTAATGAACTTTGAGCAATCATAAAACGTTCTATTTTTCTGCTTAAAACGGTCTGCTGCTTGTATTACTTGTCCCATTGCTGCCTCCTGTTATGGCGGGCTTACTGTGCTGAACAACCTTCTTCCTTCAAATCTGATCGCCATCTGTGGGCTTCCGGTTGCCACGCCGGTTATGTTTAGCAGTCGAACGATTCTCTTAGGGAGGCATGTTTCCACGCCGCAGCACAGCTCGCCCGTAACCGTTAAGCAGAAAAACTACCAATAAATATTTTTATGTCATCATCCTTAAGCGAATCATCAAGAATTGACTTAAATTCTTTTGTCATTTCCTCTTTAATTTCATCGTGCTTTATGATGCGCAGGATAAATACCGGCTTTTCTCCGCCTGTTATCAAGCTGAGCCTTAAATAAAATTGACGGTCACTTAGGCCGACGTAAGGCATGCAGGTAAAACAAAAACTTGAAGGGATGTTCTCCTTGCTGCTGGCTTCAATTTCTTCCATAGCGCTACGGCCAGCTTTAAAGTCGTGATCTGAATGTTCTTCTTTGCGACTCGATTCAATCGTTATATTTCTGATGGCGTTAATTGATTTTTTAATATCAAGATCGCTGCTGTCCTGGTCGATTGCCTCAAGATTCATGCGCCAGTCTTCAAGCCATTCAGCTAGATCCTTTTGGGAAAGACGCTGATTTGTTATTGCTTTGACAGCTTCGTATGCAGCCGTTGTTTCAAGGGATAGAATTGCCTTGTTGTCGGCATGGCCTGGCCTGTCTTCTGTACCAAGATTAAATACAGAAACTGCTATCATTTTGCTTTGATTAATGAAGCAGCTGGCTTGGCTGTACTGCTTGGTATAGCTAGCGAAGTCTTCAATTGATTCCGTGCTCATTTTTCCACGAAAGCGTGAACGCCCAGGCTGGTAGTCTTCAAGACTCTTTATTGTTGAGTTGTCAGGAACAACAGTAATAGGCGTATTTGTTTCCGGTAGCTTACTGGCTGCGTTTCCCAGCTCTTCAATTCTTTCGATTGCTGAACGATCCATGATTAAGCGTGCTCCTTATCGTTGACGTGTCCGCGCTTGTCGAACATTTGCGTTTGATCTTCAGGAAACAGTGTTACTTTCCCTCCTATACCGACATACATAGGCGTTTGCGTGGTGTTTTCTTCACTCACCTTGCCCTTTGCTGTTGGTTTCACATAGACCAGCTTGCTGTCGATGGCGACCTGATGGCTGGTGCCGATTTGCTTCATATCAAGCGTAACTGTTACCTTGCCGGGCTTGCCCTGCGTTACGATTCCTGCGGCAACGTCCGAGATTGCTCTGCTTAACTTTTCCTCGAATACGCCGGCATCAAGCTCGCCAATAAACTCATTTACATTTGTTGACATTGTTTCCTCCAATAATCTGTGTTTTTACCGTTATCAACCTGCCGCAAACCGCCTTGTGGCGTAATCTTTGGCTTCACATCGCCGAATGGGTCAATTCGTTATCCGGTTCCATTGGCCTAGCTCGGAAGGTCGGATGCTTGTGAGTGTCGATGGGGGGAATATAACGAACTGTGATATCAAAGTCAACACGTAATGTGATAATTGACTAGGTAATAGCTAAACTATTTTTGTCTTGTTAGATGTGAGGCAATAAAAACCCCGCAGGAAGCGGGGTATGGAAGTGTGAATATTAAAGCAATGAATGCTATTTATCTTGCTGGATATAGCTCTCTACATGCCTTAATTATTCCTCGGGCAGCAATATCACTGCTGGTATTGGGTAGATGTTTAAGTAGACATTCCCAATGTGCTTTTGGGTATTTTTTTGATATCGTCGATATTATCACTGGTTTATTTTCTTCTTTTATAACCTGCCACTCTAAAGAATCAGAATCTATGGAAGGTAATTTGTTTTCAGAAAATACCGTTATGCTAAAGAGCATAAATGCAGCGCCAACAACAATTCTTTTTTTGATTGAAGTCATAATTTTTTCCCATTCCATACCCAAGCAACACGCCCCAAAACTTCTAATTCATTCTTGTCACCATTTTCGACGACATAAGGGTCATAGAGTGGGTTATCGCTCTTAATCACTAACGCGCCATCCATGCGCCGCTGTACGCGCTTTACAAATAACTCGTCATTCATGGCTATGACATAAACTGCGTCAACCTTCATTTCATTAACGCCGCGATCAATGAGCAGCGTGTCGCCATCAGAGAAAGTTGGGGCCATTGAGTCACCGAAGGCAGTGATAACCGCCAGATTGTCAGGCTTACTTATTGACAGGGTGTTTCTAATCCATTGGCGTGACACTTTAAGATGGCCTATGACGATTTCATGAGATAGAACGGCGTTCCCATTCCCCATTGATGCGGTGGCATCTGATATTGGAATAAACAGGTCGTCGTTTGGCGACTGAAGCAGTTTGTCAGTAATGTTAGTGACGTTGCTCGTGTCAGAAGATTTATTAGCTTCCATTTCCCCTGACCCAAATTGTAACCATTCAACGCGTGATCCTGTTGCTCTAGCTATTAGAATAAGATCATTAGGGGATGGGTCGCGGGTTCCGTTTTCATAGTTGGAAATTCTGGTTTGCGCTCCTGGCCAACCACAGTATTCAGCTAATTTCATTTGGGATATTTCTTGTCCCGTAAATTTTCCAAAATACTTTCTAGCTTTTTTTATTCTTTCACCAACACTCATAACATCCTCCAAACATAATATTTATCACAGCGTGTTATTAACAGCTAACAACGAAACGTGTTGACAGGCATCACGAAACGTGATTAAAATCACGGCTATGGATAAAAAACACCCAATGAGCATATTTAGAGATAAGCATCAGTTAACCCAGGGGCAGCTGGGAAAGATGCTTGAGGTTGGTCAATCGGCAGTTTCTCAATATGAAGGCTGGTCAAGGCGTCCCGAAATTGCCGTTACTAAAAAATTTAACAAGCTTGAGCTGTCTTACGGTGACAAGCCATCGTCAATAGATGATTTGTATCCAGATGAAGAAGCCGCCTAAAAAAATTTAAACCTAATTTGGCTTTACTACGCATTACTACTTAGTAGTAACGAGAAGGAAAGGGACGTGAATACACAAGAATCCCCGTTTGAAGATATTTATGAGGCATATAGAGATTGCTGCCGTTCCATTGGTGGCAAGGCTTGGGCAAAAACAATTGGTTCTATGTTATGGCCTGCAAAAATGCCTGATGATGCAGGGAAGTTACTTAATAACTGCCTAGATAAAAACCGTTCCGAAAAGCTTGATCCCGAACAAACCCTGTTTATTTTAAAAGAAGCACGAAAATCAGGGTGCCATTCTGCAATTAATTATATCTGTGAAATATCTGGTTATCGCTCGCCGGAACCAATTGAGCCAATAGATGAAATGGCCGAACTGCAGCGCGAGTATATCGGTGCCGTTGAAACCATGCGGACGCTGACAGAGAAAATGGAGCAAGCGCAGATCAGGGTAGGGCGTGATTTGAAGTCGGTTAGTGGAAAATAGTGATTGATCGCTCAGTAATGCTCATTATGATTTTAGCCGGCGCGATATTTATTATCGTGGCCTGGCAGCAACCTATTACCCCATCTGAAACCATCACGACTCACGTATATCAGTCTTGCCCTTTAATGCTAGAGGACAAGCAGATTTGGCCTGTATGTGAGTGTATCGAGGTGAAGGATGAGGTCGTGAAGGTTCAGTGTTGGAGGAAGATGTGAAAACGATTCTTTCGCTCTGCGACTACACAGGCGCATGGTCTAAGCCATATCGCGATGCTGGCTATAACGTCATCCAGGTTGATTTAAAACGGGGGGGGGGATGTGCTTCTTTATCCGTCGCCAATAAGTAATGCGCCAAGGCTGTCAAGCCAACTACTTGATATCAGAGAGCATGGTGATATCCACGGCATTATGGCTGCGCCTGTCTGCACTGTATTAAGTAACGCCGGAGCAAAACACCCGCGCACAGATGATGAGTTACGTGAGGCATTAGCATTAGTAGATGCTTGCTTGAGGCTGGCTTACGTTTTCAGGGACACGCTGAAATGGTGGGTAATTGAAAACCCTGTTGGAAAGCTAAACAAATGGCTAGGGAATCCAGCAATGCGGTTTCATCCATGGCACTACGGCGATCCTTACACAAAGCTGACTCAATTATGGGGTGAGTTTAATACAGACTTGCCACGCAATGAAGTTGAGCCGGTTGAAGGGTCAAAGATGTGGAAAAAATACGGCGGTAAATCAGAGCGCACAAAAGAATTGAGAAGTGCAACACCACCAGGATTCTCTCAAGCATTTTTCGAGGCGAATCCATGACTGACAAATTCGCCGTATCAAGCTATGACGGGGTTATAAAGACGTTCCCGACCAAAGAGCAATGTGTGACCTGGTGTTTTGAGGAAGGTCTTGTCATCGATTGTCACGGGGATTTTCCAGGTGATATCTCAGGAAAGCATCTTGCAAGTGGGATAACCATTGCTGAGATTGCAGATCATGTGTGAACCCACAAGCAGCCTAAAAGCCCTAATCCGCCAAGCAGAGAGCGACCTAACGTCACACGAAGCGCCAGTAAGGAACAAGGCGCAGATACGTTTATCTGAGCTTAGAGCGGCTCAGGATAGCTTGGAGGATCATCAGCGGTTTATGGAGTTCGAGAGAGAATTTTTGCAATAAAAAAGCCCGCGACTGGCAAGTCATGACGGGCTTTTGAATACAACAATAACGAGGGGAAGCATAACATGAAAATTTATGAAATTAAAATAAAAGAAACCAATAGCGTGCCGTTGAAGGATGCTAGCAAGGGTAGCGCGAATGATTGAAGAATCAAAAAAACCCTTTCGAGCGATTTATACGCTTATCTGGTCGGATGATAAATTTCCATTTTGCTCTGATGATGCGCAGCTTGTTTTTTTTCATCTTCATACCAACGAAAGAACTAATGCGCTGGGTATTTATAAAGCCTCAATCGAGGCATTGGCGGCTGACAAAAGATGGGGAACGGAACGTTACGCTAAAGGTTTAGGGGAATGTTTGCATAATGGTTTCGTGAAGTATGACGAAAGGTTCCATGTAGTGTACTTCCCAAGGTATCTGAAGTGGAATAAACCGGCAAATCCTAATGTTCTAACTTCATGGTTAAAGTCGCTCGACTTCATTCCTAACTCAAACCTAAAAGTTGAGTTTTTACAATCACTTAACGAATACGTGAAACGTTGGGGTAAAGGTTACGGTAAACCTTTGGCTCTTGTTACCCCAAACAAAGACAGTGACAGTGACAGTGACAATGACAGTAAAAAACCACCTAACCAGTCGAGTGAAATAATAAATTTAACTACTAGTGAAGTAGGGGGTGGATCATGGAATTGAGGGAGTTCCAAACTAATGCCGTCAGCATGCTACGTCAATCCATTGGCCAGGGGAAGATAGCGCCACTGCTGGTGATGTCTACCGGGGCAGGAAAAACACGAACTGCTGCTGCAATTTGCAAAAGCGCTACCGAGAAAGGCAAGCGAGTATTGTTTATTACGCCACGCAGAGGATTAACACTTCAAGCCGAGCAAGCGTTTTACGATCTTGGAATCGAGTCAGGAATTATCATGGCCGGTATCGAGCATGATCCGCGACATAGGGTTGAGGTCGCAAGCATGGACACGATTATCAGCCGTCTTGGTAAAGATCACATGACGAACGCGTTGCTAGGAGTGCAGGCGGCAGATATTTTGATCGTCGATGAAGCGCATTTGTCGGTAAGCAAAAAACGACAAGAATTTCTACTGGCTGCGCTGGCCGGTGAATACGACAAAAGAAAAATCGTGATAGGTCTTACCGCAAGTCCATGCGTAAACGGCGGTGGTGGCCTTGGGGCTGTGTACGACGACTTGCTTGTTCCGGTCACAATGTCTGAGCTGATCGATCAGGGCTATCTTGTCCAGCCGCGATACTATGCCGCCGAAAAACCTGATCTAAGCGATGTGAAAATGACGGGCGGTGAATACCAAGCGGACGGACTTGGTGACGCATTTGCTGACAATGTGATTATGGGTGATGTGGTAACGAATTGGTGGCGAATCGCCAAAGACACGTCAACGGTAGTTTTTACACCGACGCGAGCAAACGCAGCAAGCCTGGTTGAAAGATTTATCGGGGCCGGGGTTAAAGCTGAATATCTGGACGCAAACACTACGGACGAAGATCGCGCAGAAATATATTCGCGAGTGACACGCGGAAGAACGAAGGTTATCTGCAATGTTGGGATTGTATCGCTTGGTGTAGACATTCCTCGCATACAGACCGTGGTAATGGCGACTGCAACAAAGTCCGTAGCGAAATGGATGCAGGCGGTCGGAAGAGCATTAAGACCGTATGAGGGCAAAGACTGCGCGTTCATCATCGATCATGGCGGCATGAGTATTGACGCAGGAATGGGGCCGGTAGAATTTATTACTGACTGGTCGCTGGATGACAAGACAACCATCCAAGACCGAACTGAAAGCCGCAAAATAGAAAACAAAGAACCAAAAGAAATTACCTGTAAAAAATGTAAAACGGTTTTTAAGGGCCGAAGAACTTGCCCAGCTTGCGGCAATGAAATGAAACAAAAAACTGAGGAAATTGAATATTACGAAGCAGACTTGAAAGAAGTTAAGCGAAAGAAGGTTGATAAAAACGACAAACAGCGCGTCTGGAATGATTGCATTTATACCGCTCAATATCGCGGGCTGAAATGTGGTGCTGCGGCTCACATGTACAAAAAACAAATTGGAACATGGCCGCGAGGTCTTGAGAAAATGCCAAAGGCAGACCAATGGCAGATGTTAGCTAAAAACTTTCTCGCATCACTGAGGGCTGCCGCATGAGCGAGATAGCAAAGCAAGCAGAAGGAAAGTGGCCGGGAATATTAAGGCAGCTTGGTATCCCTGATGAGTTTTTGAAAAACAAGCATGGTCCCTGTCCGATCTGCGAAGGGAAAGACCGTTATCGCTTCGACGATAAAAACGGACGTGGTGGGTATTATTGCCATGGGTGTGGTGCCGGCGATGGATGGATGTTGTTGATGAAATATAACAACTGGTCGTTTCGTGAAGCTGCAACCGAAGTCGAAAGCATTATCGGAACTGTCGATAAATCAAAGCCAGTCCAGAAAAAAGATCCGAAATTCATGCTGCGACGTATTTACCAAATGTTAAAGCCTATTGGCGAAAGCGAAGCATACAAGTATTTAATATCGCGCCGACTAACAATCATCCCTGACGATCTGAAATCTATCCCGGCGTTTGATTACTACGAAGACGGGAAGAAGCAAGGACGGTATTCGGCCATGGTTGGCTTGGTGGTTGATGTCGATAACAACCCACTGACCTATCACATCACCTATCTGCAAAACGCAAAGAAAGCGCCAGTCGATCATCCGAAAAAAATAATGACGCCTATCAGGTCGATTACTGGTGGTGCTATACGACTATTTGGGGAAGGCGACCACATCTATGTGACTGAGGGAATAGAAACGGCTATAGCAGTTCACAGCAAAACGAGTCGGCCTGTATGGGCAGCAATTAGCGCAGGTGGTATGGAAGCATTGAAGCTGCCCGAGAGTGTCAAGCGGGTAACGGTATGCGGCGACAACGATATGTCATACGCAGGACAAAAGGCAGCATACGCATTAGCAAACAGGCTGGCTGTTAGAGAAAAGCGTGATGTCGATGTGAGAATACCAAAGCAGGTTGGCACTGACTGGCTTGA